GTGGTGGAGGTGGTACTCAAACTGGTGGGGGAACTCAAACACAAGGTGTAGGTGGATCAGTATTGCAAGGTGGTACTCCGGGTACTAACTCCTATGGCGGTGGCGGAGGTGGTGGCTATTTTGGTGGTGGTGGAGGTGGCTATAGTGAATCTAATACCATGGCCGGCGGCGGTGGCGGTAGTGGTTATTACAATACTACCACAGTATTCTTAGCCACTTTATATAGCGGAGTTTCTACAACCCCAGGAAATAGTAGTCATCCATTAAGAGGTACATACGGTGCTGCTGGTGCTGTTGCGACTACTGGCACCTCAGGTTTAGTTGTTGTTAGATATCTCAGTGCAGTTCAATTAGCAGCAGGTGGTACGATCACTACAGATGGTACTTATTATTATCATACATTTACCACTGATGGAGTTCTTACCTATGTAGGACCAGCAGTTCCTGGTAACTCTTTGGTTGATTTATTAATAGTTGCAGGTGGCGGTGGTGGTGGGTCAGACATGGGCGGCGGTGGCGGCGGTGGAGGCGTTATTTCTCCTACATATTACCTGTATCCGGGTTCTTATGCTGTTACAGTTGGTGGCGGTGGAGCAGGAGCATCTGCTGGAGTTAGCCAATCTAGAGGAACTAATGGTGGTGATTCCGCATTCTTAGGTGTTGGATCTCCTAATACACAAACAAGTTATAGTTATACGTTCAATGGTGTTAATGATTATTTGACTGTTCCTACTGGTGCAGCATTCCAATTTGGTACTAATAATTTTACTGCTGAAGCCTGGGTTTATAGATCAGCAGCATGGACCGCACAAAATATATTTTTTGGACAATGGTCTGGTGCAACCGGTGGTACAACGCTGTCATGGGTTATTATGACCAGCAACGATACAAATGGGTATGCTAGATTTTTACTGTCCAACACAGGAGCGGCTGTACTAACAGATAGTGTATCAAGTACAGTTATACCGTTAAATCAATGGAATCATATTGCATTGGTTAGAAATAGTAGTACATTTACTTTATACTTAAATGGTAGTTCAGTTGTAACATATTCAAGTGCGTTAGCCCTTTATAGTGCAACAAATGCCATATCTATTGGGGCATCTAGCGCAGCCACACAACCATTTGTTGGTTATATCAGTAATGTACGTATAGTTAATAATGTTGCAATTTATACAGGTGCATTTACACCACCAACACAACTATTAACTACTACCCAAAATTCCGGAACCAACATACAGGCAGTATCAACCGCAAGTTATACATCATTGTTGGCGTGTTCAAGTAGCACAAGAGTAGATCTTAGTACTAACAATTTCACAATATCACTAGCCGGTTCTCCAGTTATCACATTATGGAATCCATTCAATACAACTTATGCTGCTATAGGTGGTGGTGGTGGTGCATCAGAATATGTTAATAATCTTAGCCCTGCACAATCAGGCGGATCGGGCGGTGGTGTTGCTGGTTCAGCCAGTACCAGTTTCGGGTACGGTATATTAGGACAAGGATATCAAGGTGGTGCATCTGGAGGTAGTTATTATCCAGGTGGAGGTGGTGGTGCTGGAGGTGCTGGTGCAAATACTCCAGGCAATGGTGGTGCTGGTATTGCAAATTCATTCTATAATGGAATAACCTACTACTGGGGTGGAGGTGGCGGCGGCGCAGGCTATAGTGCTGCTGCTGGTAACGGTGGTGCTGGTGGCGGTGGCGGTGGCGCACCATTTGTAAGTGGTGGCGGTTATGGTAACACACAAGGTATAAATTCTGGAACTAATTCAACAGCAGGTACTTTGGTTGCTCAAACAAACGTACCTGGTGGTAATGCTGGTGCAAATACTGGTGGTGGTGGCGGGGGTGGATCACACTATAACCTAACTAATGCTGGTGGTACAGGCGGCAGTGGTGCTGTTATTATTAGATACGTTGGAACCCAACGTGCTAGTGGTGGTACAGTTTTTACATATACTACTGCAAGTGTAACCTATACAGCACATGCATTTTTATCCAGTGGTGTTTTTGTATTAGGATACAATATTCCCAACTCCCAACAAAATGGAGGCCCCGGAGGTCCATATGGTGGTGGAGGTGGTGGTGCTGGCGGTTATGGTGATCGTGGTGGTGTTGGCGGCCCAGGTACTGCATTAAACTCTGGGTATCCATCAACTACCGGTGGCGGAGGTGGTGGTGTATCAGTTACTACTTCTACCAGCGGTGGCGGCGGTGTAGATATTTACGGTGGCGGCGGTGGTGGCACCGGTGGTGCAGTTAATACACCGGGAACTGCGGGTTCAACATTTATATTCAACGGCGGCGGACTTCCGGGTGTTGGCGGCAATGGCGGATTATATGGTGGTGGTGGTTCTGGTGCAGCAGTAGCATCAGTGAATACCGCAACAGGTAATGGAGCTGCAGGTGCATTGTTGATAGTATTCAATACCACAGCATCTACGTATTCATATCCAAATATTATGCCATTACTATTCAACAATGTAAATACTGCCAGTAGTACATTGTTAGTAGTTTCGACTACCACAGGCAGAGTATTAGTGAATCAAATTGATAATATTGTAACTCCATATCAAGGATTAAACTATCAAAGTATTACAACTAAGGTACCTGTGGTATATAATGTACAGGAGTTAACAGCAACTAAAGAATCACAATCGTTATCTGTACTTGCTAGTAACATTCAAATTACAACGTATATTACGGATCACGAAATGATGTTGAAAAATAGTGATCCGCAATTGATTGCTAGTTGGGATCAACCTGGAAATTATCAATTTATACAGGAAATTACACCTGCCAATGATCCTAGATTAATTACTGTACGTGTTCAAAATTTCGTTGTTGGTGTAACTGGAAGTGATTCGCAATTTGTTACAGCAGTAACATCAGGTGGTCAAATGTGGTATTAATTATTCAAAAATGTGAATTTAAATATTAACAAATGGATAAATTACAATGTTATAAATAACTATAACATTATTTTATAATAAGGAATTTTAAAATGAGTCATTTTGCAAAAGTAGAAAACGGTATAGTTACACAGATAATTGTTATTGAACAAGATGTTCTTAACACTGGATATTGGGGCGACCCTAGTATGTGGGTACAAACTAGTTATAATACCTACGCTGGAGAACACAGATTAGGCGGAACCCCATTACGTAAAAATTATGCAGGAATTGGTTATTCATATGATACAGAACGTGATGCCTTCATTCCTCCTAAACCATATGTTAGTTGGGTATTGAATGAAGAAACATGCCAATGGGCGGCGCCAGTCGCTATGCCAGACGTAGTTGAAGGTAAGTATTATACTTGGGATGAACCTAATCTTGCTTGGGTAGAAAATAATATACCTACTCCATAAGTTAATCATCGATAATGACATTCGACCTTGGTGTAATTAAACGTCAGCGATATACAAGTCCCACCTATTCTGCTATAGGTGGGACTATTTCCTATTACACCAGCGGTGGTGTTGCTTATACTGTACATTCTTTTTTATCAACGTATGCTAGCAGTCTTTTAACAATATTTGCTCCAATACAGGCTGATATATTATTAGTAGGTGGCGGTCAAGGCGGAAACACATCATATGGTGGTCAGAATTATGGACCTGGTGGAGGTGCAGGACAAGTACGTACAACCAGCACTACATTATTGTCCGGACAATATATAGTCACGATCGGAGCCGGCGGCGCCTCCGGACTCGGTGTTGGTGGTGCAAGTTCCATTGTAGGTAGTACCATATCATATGCAACAACTGCTACTGGTGGCTCTGGTAGTACAGGCTTAGGTGCCAGTGGAGCATATGGAACTAGTAGTGACCCTACTGGTGGTAACGGTATTACCAATGATTATTTAAATGGTTCTGCCACTTATTATGGTGGTGGTGGTGGTGGTGTTGTTGGTAGTTACGGCGGCGCAAGATCTGGTGGTCTAGGAGGTGGAGGTAACGGCGGTGGTGCTCCGGGACCAGCGAATCCAACTAGCGGAACAGGCGGTACTGGCGGGGGTGGCGGCGGCGCCAACGATCCCAACGTTAACGGCACAGTGTACGGCGGCTTTGGTGGATCTGGTATTATTGTTATAAGATATCCAACCCCAGTTGTTAGCCTAGTTCCACTAAATGATCCATATTTTAATTATGTTAGTCTTTTACTCAGCAATCAAACAACCAATGTAACCACTCCTACACCTATATATTCTAATGCAATACCCAGAGTTGAATATATAGCGGTAGCAGGCGGCGGCGCTGCTGGCCAAATGCAAGGCGGTGGAAATGCTTATCACTTCGGTGGAGGAGGTGGCGCAGGCGGCGCTGTCATTGGTACACTTACTAATGTATTACTTTCATCGTCTAATATATTTGTTATTACAGTGGGAGCAGGTGGCACAGGCTCGTTGACCCAGGGTTCAGGAAATGGGCAAAATTCTTCAATGGTTAATCGATCTATCTGGAATTTTACCACTGCATCTATTATTGCATATGGTGGGGGTCAGGGAGGTCAGGGCGCTTCTAGTAATAACCCTAGTGCCACTGTTGGTCTTCCTGGTGGTTCAGGCGGAGGTGGCGGTGGTGATTACGGTGGCGGCGGCGTTTCTGGTGGGGCTACTACTCAAAGTTCACTAGTGGATGTAAGTAAGGGAAATGCCGGTGGCGCGGGCGGCGGTCGCGGTGCGACTTTTAACTATGCCATTGGTGGTGGTGGCGCAGGTGCTGGTGGTACAGGCCAAGCAGGCGCTACAGATAGTGGTGGTGCTGGCGGTGCTGGATATGTTTGGCTTAACGGTAGTACATACGCAGCCGGCGGTGCTAGCAATGGCGCCGGAGTGCCCGGTACTGCTTATACAGGCAATGGTGGTAATGGTAATAGTGTTAGTACAGCACCTGGACCAAACGGAGGAAGTGGAATTGTTATACTTCGTTATTCTGGAACCAATGTATTGGCCTCAGGTGGAACTATTTCCACAGCATCAAATTATGTATATCATACATTTACAGCAAGTTCTGTGCTTACATTCGTCGACGGTGCCTTAGGTGCAGTTACAGGTGCAGGTACTATATCATCACCTATAAAATACCTGTTAATTGGCGGTGGTGGTAGTGGCGGTACTCCAAATAGTGTCAACGGTGGCGGTGGCGGTGCTGGCGGTCTTATTACAGGTACTTTTACTATAACAAATATTAATAATTTGTTAACAATAACTGTAGGCAGTGGTGGTAGCAATGCTAATGGCGGTAATTCTTCAATTATTGGCAATTATGTAACTAAAATAGCCTATGGTGGCGGACGTGGTGGAAATGGTAGTGACTTTGGTGGTAACGGTACTACCGCAGGTTCTGCAGGTGGTTCAGGTGGTGGTGGTGGCGCTCAATATGCTAGTACAGGTCAACCCGGCGGAGCAGCAACACAACCTAGTTCAATTTATGGTGGTTATGGTAATGCAGGTGGTTCAGGTGGAAATAGTGGCGGTGGTGGAGGTGCGGCCAGTAATGGCGCTGGCGTTTATATTGCTGGCCTTGGATTATTCATCAATACACCAAGTTCTTCATATTCAAAAGGTTATGCGGTTGGCGGTCCAGGAAATACTGGTGCCGCAACTGCATATACTGGTAATGGTGGCGGCGGCGCAGGTGGTACTGGTGGTTCAGGTATTGCCATACTTTGGGAACCTGCTGTTAATACAATGCCTACATTACTTGGAAATCCTACTATAATTACAACTAGTGGTTATAGGGTTTATGTATATAATAGTTCAGGCGGAATAGTGTTTAATCCATCATTGAGCAATAATCTAGTGACAGATAGTAGTGCTAATAGTTATACAGCATCGCCGAGCAATAGCCCTACGCAAGGATCATTTAATCCGTACTCTGCAAATTCTAGTATGTATTTTAATGGAAGTAGTAATCTAGTAATACCAAATAGTGCATCATACGGCACAACAGGATTAAGTTTAAGCAGTGGTGATTTTACCATTGAAGGTTGGGTATATTTTAATGATATATCATCTGGACAATTAATAGGACACGCTGGAAGTGCATGGAAAATACAAATTAGTTCTTCTGGTATTTTAGCATATTATCTTAGTTCAAATGGCAGTACTTTCAATATAGCCAATGCTGTATCAATAGGTTCAGTTAGTGCTGGAAGATGGTATCATTTTGCATTGTTACGTAGTGGATCGACATTCACTTCATATTTAAATGGTGTGGCAGGAACACCCACTACCAATGCATCAAGTTTATATGCATACACTAATAGTTTAACAATAGGTAATGTAGATGGCTATTATCTCAACGGATACCTATCAAACATACGTATATTAAAAGGCACAGCCTACTATACAAGTAGTTTTACCCCAGCAATTGCTCCATTACCTATAGTAAGTAATACATTACTATTAACTTGTGCTGGTAGTAATTTAATAGATAAAAGTAGTTATAATTGGACAATAAATCAGTCTGGCATACCTGTTGTTAAGAAATTTTCACCCTTTGCCAATGTTGGTGCATACAATACTACATTGGTTGGTGGTAGTGCATATTTTAATGGATCATCAGATTGGATCGCCATTAACAGTACAAGTACTATTAATACACTTACCCCAAATTGGACATATTTACACGATGGCACCACTGACTACACTATAGAAGGGTGGATATATCCTTTAACTACCGCAACGACTTTTCAAACATTAATTGGAACATCTGATGCTTTTAGTACTTCTGTTCCGGGTATGCAACTAAAAATGTACGGTAATAGTTTTTACTGGACTTTAATAAATGGTAGCGGTTTCTTTAATATTGCTGGTGGTAATTTCCAACCTAATGCGTGGAGTCATATTGCATGTACATTTGTTAGCAGTAACAAAACTGTAAATTTATATTTAAATGGTGCTAGAGTAACAACTAATGCAATAACTACAGCAACATTTACTGCTACATCTGCTAGTTATCCTTTGACTATTGGAAAAAGTGCTGTTTCTGCTACTCCTTATTATTATTCAGGTTACATGTCTAACCTAAGAGTATTAAAAGGTGTTATATCTGATGGTGTTGCTACCACTAACGTTAGTATAGGTACAACTTTTGAATATCTAATAGTTGCAGGCGGAGGTGGTAATGCTGGCGGTGGTGGTGGATTTAGAACAGGTACTGTTATCACTACGCAATCAGGAGTAATTTATGCTATTACTGTGGGAAATGGTGGCTCTTCAGGTGTCAGCGGCGGAAATTCTTCACTAGTAGGTGGAGGTATAAACATAGTATCTGCAGGCGGCGGCGCTGGAGGCGTTGCTGGTGGATCTGGTGGATCTGGTGCTGCTGGTAATACACCTGCTACCAGTCCTGCTCAGGGATACGACGGAAGTGGCGGTGGCGGTGGTGGCGCTGGCGTTTCATCGGGACTCAACGGAGGACCTGGAGCATATTCAAACATAGATGGCCTGGGATATTATTATTCAGGCGGTGGCGGCGGCAATGGTGGCGGTGGTGGCGGTGGTAATGGTGGTATCGGTGGCGGCGGATACGGTACTGGATTTACCTTTGGTAGTCCCGGTGCTGGTGGCAGAAACGCCGCTACAACTGCCGGTGGCACAAATACCGGAGGCGGTGGATCACCAGGCAATGCAGGTGGCTCTGGTTGTGTTATTATACGCTATCTCGGTCCACAGAGGGCAGTTGGTGGTAATGTAACAACCAATATAAGTGGATATACTGTACACACATTCCTTGCATCTGGAACATTAGTTGATAATATACAAACGTATACAATTCCCACAGCACCGGTAGTTGCCGATTCAACCACTACTAATTTATTACTTAATTTTACCAATGCTAAAATTGTAGATGCGTCTTTAAACATTGATATGTCTACATCCGGAGATACTGGTTTAGTATCCGATGTAAAAAAATATAATAATATGAGTATGTTTTTTGACGGAGCAAGTGATATAATAAGTTTAAGCACCAATACTTCAGTTAGTTTAGGAGGTGGTGATTTTACAGTAGAAATGTGGATGTATCCGACAACAGTATATAATACAGGTAATGCTCCTGCATTGTTAGATGCAAGAACCAGTGCCGACGGTGCAGGTTTAGTACGTCTAGGATACAATGGAGTAACATTACCCAACGGTGGTGTAATAGGTTGGAAAGAAAATACATCATATGTTGTAACTGCTACCGTAACAACGAATGCGTGGAATCATGTAGCAGTAGTTAGAAGAAGCGGAATAATGTATATGTACGTTAATGGTGTAGTATCAAACAATACTGCGTCAAATACTACAGGTTATACAAGCCCGTTCATAACTGTTGGTGGGTCATATGACAATTTATGTTGGAATGGATATATGGATGATTTAAGAATCACTAATGGTATTGCACGTTATACTTCTACATTTACCGCACCTACTTATAAACCACAACTCAAATAATTTGACATTGGGATTAAAGAATGTATAATTAATAGCATATGAAACTTGCTATTATAGATATAATTGGTATACCTTACGATGGTAATACCGTAGATAATCAAGGACTCGGCGGCAGCGAAAGTGCTGTTACCCTAATGGCCAGAGAACTCAATAACATTGGATTCTCTGTTACCATTTTTAACAACTGCGGAATAGATCATGCTCAAGCGGGTAACTATAACGGAGTAGAGTATCGGTTACTTGCTGATTTAGCATTAGATCATGAGTTTGATATTATTATCAGTTCTAGAACAATCATTCCATTTACTCGACCAGAAGACTATCATAAATTAGGTGATGGTAGGGCAATGCCATTCCAAAGCATGAATTTATATGATAGGGTTGTTAGCAAGGCTAAAATGCGTATATTATGGATGCATGATACCTTTTGTCTTGGGGATAATCTCATAGAAGAACTTGCTGTGGAAAATCGCATCACGGATATATTCACACTCAGCGATTTCCATCTAACCTATGTGGCCAATTGCCATCACGGACGCAGACGTAACTTTGAAGTGCTAAAACGTAAATTGTTTATCACACGTAATGGTGCCCGTAATTATAAAACTGAAGTTGATATAAAAGCCAAAGATCCTAATCTGTTTGTTTACAATGCTAGTGTGACTAAAGGTATGGTTCCACTTATCAAACAAATATGGCCTCGTGTTAAAGCACATATACCTAGTGCAAGATTAAAAGTCATCGGCGGCTATTACAGATTCAGTCAAAATTCAGAACCAGATCAACAAGAAAAAGATTGGCGTATTATGGCCGCCGATCCACGTAATCAAGAACTAGGTATAGAATATACAGGAGTTATACCTCAAAAAGAAATTGCCGATATACTAACAACTGCTAGTTATATGATATATCCTGCACTCTTTCCAGAAACGTTTGGTATATCATCATTAGAAAGTCTACTATACAATACTCCTATTATTACTTGTAGATTTGGTGCATTGGAAGAGATTGCATTAGAAGGTGCTTGCTATCTAATTGATTACGCTATTGAACCTAATGGGCTATTTCCCGACATCAATACATCTGAACAAATTGATAAGTTTGTAAATTTAACAATACAGGCATATCATAACAAGTATCTACATCAACAAAAACAATACTACTGTAATATTGTCAAAGACATCGCAGGATGGGATAGTGTAGCATTACAGTGGAAACAATTAATGGTACAGCGGTTAGGCATGTATTTGCCTAGAGATGAATTCCGTGCAGTATCAAAGATTAATCGCAGAGTACATAAAGTTTGGAATAGAAGATTTACTAATCCAATTGAGTTAGAAAATTATAAATCAGGTAACGAACAAAAGATAGCAATAATTAGCCCATTCTATAATTGTGCTAATTATATTGCTCGTTGTATAATTAGTGTAGCATCCCAAGACTATGATAATTATCAACACATTCTCATTGATGATGCAAGTACAGATAACACCTTAGAAGTTATACTAGCAACATTAAATTTATTACCTACAGATGTTAAAAATAAATTTACTGTTATATCTAATAGTGAAAATTTAGGTGCAGTTAGGAATCAGATACAAAATATTAGATCACTAATTAGCGATGATAGCATAGTGATGTTGCTTGACGGTGATGATAGTTTAATCAGTGATAATACTGTATTATCCTATTACAATTCCATATATGATGGTACAACAGAATTTACCTATGGGTCATGTTGGAGTATGGTTGATAGCATTCCTTTAATTAGTCAACCTTATCCGGATAAAGTAAAACAAAATAAATCATACAGAAGCCATCACTTCAATTGGATATTACCCTATACACATCTAAGAACATTTAAGAAAAGTCTGCTTAATAATATCGATGATAGTCAATTTCAAGACTCAACAGGTAACTGGTATAAAGCAGGAGGAGATGGCAGTGTATTTTATGCACTGATAGAATCAGCAGATCCTAATAAAATAAAATGTATACAAGATATAGTATATAATTATAATGATGCAAGTCCATTAAATGATTATAAGATCAATGGTGATGAGCAAAATAAAAATGCGAAAGAAATAGTTAACAAAATGAATCAACCTAAAAAAAAGATACTGATAGCAATACCTACTGCTAAAAACATTGAACCTGATACATTTAAAAGTATATACGATTTAATTGTTCCCGAAGGCTATGAAACTACATTTCAATATTTTTATGGATACAATATAGATCAAATACGTAACCTAATTGCCAATTGGGTAGTCAGCGGATATGATTATCTATTTTCTGTAGATAGTGATATCGCATTCACACCCGATACATTAACTAAGATGTTAGCACATGATAAAGATGTTGTAAGTGGGTTATATATACAGCGTAAACCGGGACAACACATTTTAGAAATATATGAACATACTGCTACAGGTGGGGTTACTAATATGCCTTATGGAAAATTAAAAGGTAGACCTTTAGTAGAAGTAGCAGGTTGTGGATTTGGTTGTGCTCTTATCAAAGCAGAAGTTATGCGTAAAATAGGATATCCTCAATTTAAATATTATAGTGCTATTAGCATGAATGAAACTGTATCAGAAGATGTAGATTTCTGTAGAAAGGCTAAAGACAATGGTTTTAAAATTTGGGCAGATCCTAGCGTATTATGCAGACATATAGGAAGTTTTACATTTAATGTGGATAGTACTATACCAGTAATAGAAACAGAAGATGTTGTTATTGATATTAAAACAAGATTACGTGAACTAGGCAGTCAAAGATTGATTCCGGCAGATCATGTTAATTATCTTGCAAACTTAAAAAATTCAGGGTTCGAACCAAAGATTATATTTGATATTGGTTCGTGTGTATTACATTGGACTAATGAAGCACAACGTATATGGCCAGACTCGGAATATATAGCATTTGAAGCAATGGATAGTTGCGAATTCTTATATCAAGAACGCGGTTTAAAATATCACATGGGATTGCTCAGTAACGAAAGCGGTAAAGAAGTAGATTTTTATCAAAATGATAATCACCCTGGAGGGAATAGTTATTACATAGAAAACGAAATAGTTAATCCTGAAGCACCTCAATATTTTAATGAATCACATCGTAAAAGATTACGTACAATTACATTAGATGCTATAGTAAATCTTAAACAATATCCACCCCCTGACTTGATTAAAATGGATGTGCAAGGGGCAGAAATGGATGTACTTAAAGGTGCACAGGAAACTATCAAAACTGCAAAACATATTATATTAGAATTACAGGTAGTAGAATATAACAAGGGTGCTCCTTTAAAAGATGTTGTTATAGAATATATGGATTCATTGGGATATGATTGTTTAGGATTGTTTAGTAACAACGGCCCCGATGGTGATTACCATTTCGTGCGTAGATAATATAAATAATGGTAGTTTAAAGGACTACCATGAAAAAACTATTAACCATTGCTCTGCTATTTGTAGTAGGCTTAGCACAAGCCTGGGACCAGCGTGCCCCACTACAGCCAGGTGCATGTCAAGTACATAGCCCATACGGATTTGCTTCTACCCAAAGAGCAGCACAACCTATTTGTCGTGAAGCATACCTAGTAGCATATGATGCACCTGTTAAAATTCCTGTGTATGTAGCATACACATTATTGCCACAAAATGCTTTAGGATGCTGGCCACGCACAAATGCTTTTGTTGTAGATCAAAGCATACAGGGCGGCGCTCGTCCAGATGACTATGCTGGTACAGGATATGATAAAGGACATGCTGCTCCAGACGGCGATCTAAGTTGGTCACAACAAGTGGAGTATGAAAGTTTTTTGATGACAAACATGTATCCGCAGGCAGGCAGTCTAAATCGTGGGATTTGGAAATTACTGGAAACTTCAGTACGTGGTTGGGCAGTACAACTGAACCAAGGATTTACAATATACGTTGGCGCTATGTATGGAGGTGGTGACAAAGTAATTGGTAATGGAGTTATCGTTCCGCATGGATATTACAAAATTGTTGTTAATAATGTAACTAAAGAGGTTGCCGGTTGGAGATTTCCACACGTTGCTCCTTATCCTAATTTAGGTAATGATCTTAAAGTGTTCCGTATACCTGTTTCACAAATTGAAACTGAGGCGGGTGTACAGTATGCTTTGCCACCTGGTTATAAAGAACTTAATCCTGGACAAGAATGGCCCGTAGATTTTGGAGCATTAACAAACGCAAAACGTGCTAAATGCGGCAAAGCGGATTAAAGTTTAGTATACACAAAGTATAATCTATCATTAGCATCACGTTTAAATGTGTCTAATTTTAGATTATATTTTTCGGCAAACTCATTAACTACTTCAAATGTCCAAGGAAATATATCAACGTATGGACCAGTTTTATGGGGAATTCCTGGATTGGCTCGTAGAAAGAATTTCCCACCTTCCTTTAGTATATTAACACAGTGGCTAAAACGGCCTTCAATTTCATCTTTGCTGTTAAAGTTAATACTACCTAATGCAATGATAACATCGTGACTGTTAGATTTTACTTTGTAGTCTAATATATCTACTTCATAGTCCGCACAGTTATTATAGGGATCAATGCCTATGATATTGTGTATACGTCCTTTAAACGGATGATATCCGCAACCAACATCAAGTACTTTAGTAGGATTTAATTTGTTAACTTCATCAGCGAGTTCCCAACCAGTATGTTCATAGTCACCTGTTCTAGGTTTCCAAATCTCACTAAAGAAACGTAGAATATAGCGTTCAGATAGATCGTTAACAATCTCTTTTAGTGTGCCTCTGTATTCGCAGGGTAAACTAAGTTCTGCTTCTATAGTATCTTTGAATTTAGAATAACGTGCAGGTGTCCAAGGCAATTGATCTACTAGAGTAGATTCATCTATAGAAATTTTACTATACTTGGGTAAATTAAAAGCAAGTTGTAAATTTTCTTTGATTAAGTTAAAAATTTTTATGTTCATATAATTTTTCTTCATATTCTAGCATTTTTTTGTAGTAATACTATAAATATTTGTAGTTGTGAATATTTATATAGGAGATACAACATGAAGAAGATTTTAGGCATATTATTACTAATACCGGCACTAGCATTTGCTTGGCAACCAAACAAACCCATTACTGTAGTATTTCCAAACGGCCCAGGTGCGGGCAACGAAATCAGTTTTCGTATTGTAGCGGATATGATAGAAAAGAATACAGGTGCTAAGTTTGTATCCGAATATAAACCAGGTGCTGATGGTAATCTGGCCACTAACCATTTTAATACTGTGGCAAATGATGGATATACTATATCAGTACCTGCTTGTAATAGTCAATGGGTAACAGCCGAAGTATGGTATCCACAAATGATTAAATTTAACATATTTGATTTCGAACCTGTAGCCAATATTGCTAAAAGTCCTTTAGCATTTTGGGCCACTCCTAACAGTAAAGTAAACACACCTGAAGAATTAATAAATGAAATTAGATCAAAACAACGACAAATTAATTTTGCTATCGGCGGGGGTGGACATAAACTTGCTGTAGAATACTTAACCACTAAACTAAATGTGCCGGGTGGAGATCGAGTTGAAACTGCTATGTATAAGGGCCCAGCACAGGCTTTGATGGATGTAATGGGAGGGCATGTTGAATTTGGAGTTACACCGGTAGCAGTAGGATATCCACACCTACAAGCAGGTAAACTAAAACTAATCGGAATTGCCGGAGAAGTTCCGTTACGCGGTTTGGAAAAGGTTCCTTTAATGAAAGATTACATACCGGGATTAAACATATATGGTTGCTGGAATTTAATATTACCCAAAGGAACTCCTAAAGATATACAGGAATGGTATAGAACAAACTTTATTCCTGCTATCAATAGCAAAGAAGCAAAAGAAAAGTTTGATGAGAATATGATGTTTATAACTCCTAAAGAGCATACTCCTGAGGGATTAAATAATAGTATGACAAAATTAAGAAACGATTGGCAACCTATTGCCAGAAAGTTCAAACCAGAATGAAATATATATTTGTAGCCGGCGCTCCAGGAAGTAAATGGTCAAGCGTAGTTAAAAACATCTACTATAGTTCCAGCATTGATCGCAGCGACTACAGTCTTGAACGCACCTATTTTCATGATGCAACTGGTCGCACAGAACTCATGCACATGGGTGCATACTTTGATCCGGGTATGGAATTCGGCGATTGGTTTTTGAATTATCCAGGACTAGGACAACGTAGTAAAGAAGAACACGAATTAGAATTTGACCGCCCATTTAGCGGTGAAGGCATTCGCATAATCAAAAGTCATTGGTTCAGTTATACTCAACACATTGAGTTTATAAAAAAGACCTGGCCCGAATGTCCATTGGTCCTGGTACACAGGCCCGATGACGCTTGTTTAGGCTGGTGGGTAAAATGCGGACATTTTGATATTACCTATCCAAACTATCAAAATTATCAAAACCTACGTGTCATGGCCAAGATCATTGAAGCACAAAACATCGGTATTGTCAAAGGCACTTTGAACTACCCGGGGCAGCAGCCACAGACTAATCAACAACTGGCAACAATATTAAACATTGATGCCCCTCCAGATGATTATCAAGATTATATCAAATCAGATATAAGGGTAACAGTAATATGAACAAACAGTCTACCTCACTAGTTATGGCAATATATCCACAATGGAGTGGTGGGAGATTTTTAATAAACTGTTTAGGTATAAGTGATCAAGCATATTTGCAAGATGTAAAATTAGTTGAAAAACAAATATTAGGTAATCTTACTCCAGAAGCAAAACAAATAGAATTGTTGAATAGACTGGATAAAGTTGGAAATATATGGAATGATTTAGATTTAGGATGTAGATTTTTATATGGTAACACCCCAGAATCTCCCGAGTCATATCCTGGTACGATTGATAAGATATCAAAAGAAGATAAAAAGTTTTTTGTAGTTGCACATAATACGTCAATGGTTGATAATTTTTTAAATATTTGGTCTCAACCAAAATTGCTTATATTTAAAAATAATTTTAACTTTGTTAAATGGAGATGGGGAGCAACCGATATACTCGATCTTAAAAAAAAGTATCCACACTTAAAAGTATTTCCTAATTTTGAAAAACTAAGAGCCTCTGAAAAAACTCTTTGTGAAAAAATAAATGTATTTTCAAGTTCAAAGTTTGAATGGGATTCAAATGATTTTCTCAATGAAGAGAAGTTTGAATCTTCATTGAGAACTTGCTATGAATTTGTAGAGTTGGAAAATTATAAATATGATTTAATACGCCCATTCTATCAAAAATATATATCAACATTAGAAAGATTAAAATCATATGTCTGATTCAAATTGGGAATTAACTAAACAGCGTAGCCAGTATCATTTTGATACAGAACGTTGGAATCCAAAATGGGATAGAGTTGAACGTCTTGGACACATAGAACCTAACTGGAAAGTAGAACTTGCAGAAGCAATAGAAACTAGTAAACCTGTAACATGGCGTACAAGAGGCAAACCCAACGATGCTAAAGTTCGTAGTAGTGAAGAACACGATCGCGAAGAATATGATTTAGAATCATACGGCATGAGTAAGGATTATATAGTAACAAATCTAAACTATGAACTAGCACCTGTGTTTCAAAACATTGCAGATCAATTTGGTCTTGATTCATGTATGGCACGCATACATGTTCAGCATCCGGGACAAGTTTGGAATCTGCACTTAGATAAATTAGAAAAATGGATGCCGGAAGATCCTAGCCAAGTGGTACGTTATTTTATACAATTAACAGATTGGCAAATGGGACACTTTTGGAGTTATGGTAATTACATGTGGTCACGCTGGGAAGCAGGCTCTGTAACTACTTTTGATTGGATGAATGTACCGCATTCTACTGCCAATGCAGGGCATGTACCTAGGGCAACTTTACAGGTCACAGGTATATATACTGATAAAACAGAAGAATATTTAAGAACCCACCTTAGGGCACGTTAGTCGTCACGGTTATAGGCGTCCGCGCAATTGAACTGCACCGCGTAGTGTGCGCCGGATAAAGTCACCGGCACTAAATACAGTATGCAAATTGTTGAGTTATTAGTTGAAGGTAGAGAATCCAAGGCAACATTCGTTGATATGTTCAAGAAGTTTCTTCCCTTGGCTATGAAAATCTTAGAAATTAACAGATTACCTAAAATGAACTTTGAATCTGAAATAGATTCGGGCGGACAGCCTAGTTTTGGTATGTATGTTAATGATGAGAAAACTTTACATGTTGCAATACTTAACCGTCATCCTGTAGATATACTCAGAACTGTTGCTCACGAACTAGTACACTTTAAACAAGATATTAGTAATGAATTAAATGATAAAAGTGGTGAAACAGGATCCCCGGAAGAAAATCAAGCGCACGAAATTGCTGGCGTTATTATGCGTCACTTCAATAAACAGCATCCTGAATTTCTTCGAAGTAACCCAATTTAAAAAATGGCCTTTAATAATCCCTATCTAGAACAATATTACCCTCATTTTGAAACAGTCCACGGATGGTGTTATGATGATATTTTTAACACACTTGACATACTTTCTACACAACCAGTAAACCAAAGGGGCGGCATTGCTGAAATTGGTATACAAGATGGCAAATTATTTTTACTGTTAAATCAAACTGTAGATGAAAATTTTAAATCGTATGCTATTGATATATTCAACGATCAACATCTTAATGTAGATAAATCAGGTGCAGGTCAACTAGATGCTTTTAGAAAAAATTTAGAAACTCTTGATAGACACCAAGGACGCAATACACTTATCATACAGGGTGATAGCACCGATTCTAGTTTACAATTAACTAAAATGATTCAGCCGGGCTCAATTAAATTCTTTTCAATAGATGGTGGGCATACGCCTATCCATGTAATGAATGATCTAGCACTTGCTAATACTATTATTAGTAATGAGGGTGTAGTTATATTAGATGATATAATGAACCACTGGTGGACAGGAGTGCTCGAGGGTTGGGTAAAATTTAACAGTATGAATCCTACACTTGTACCATTTGCTATGGGACATAATAAATTATATCTTTGTAAAATATCTTACAGAGAATATTATGTTAATTTAATGAGCACTCTTAAAATTGACGGTACTGGTGCATTATCTGACTTCTTTGGGTGGAAAATAGTTAAATGGAAATATCATAAACAAATGTCTTGGTAAAAAAAAGCCCCGATCTAATGCCGGGGCTTCTGGACTACGTCCTATATATTTTTTTTATATTATTTCTTTGAAACACTACCAGCATTAACAAATGAATACATCTTTTCTGCTGTTTCTAGAACTTTATCAAGTCCTGGGAACTCTGGCATGTCTATCCGGGTAACTACTTGGCCAGTCTTTTCGTCCTTGGCAACTGACATTTCCCAGCCGCGGAACTTAGAGTGATATTCCTCACTGACTAGTCCTTTGGCCATGTCTAAAATATCTGTACGGATTTCATAACCGTTCTTGTTGAATTTTACTTCAGGTGCTTTCAATGTTGACATAATTTTCTCCTTGTGTGTGTATGTCTTAGGCGGTAGCCGTCTTGCTACGTGTAGTCTTAGCCTCAACTACTTCTTCATTCTTAGGAAACCATTTATCAGAAATGGCATCCATGGAATATTTTGCGATGTCAGTAAAGTTGTGTGCTAGCATTTTAGCAAATTCAGTCTGAGCATCGATATAATCGTGTGCAGCCTTATTCAGCGTAGGATCAGTGATGATCTTGTCTGTTAGGCCTCGTTTAGTTTCTTGGAACGCTTCGATGTGTGCTTCAAGCGTTAGGTATGGTGCGAACATTTTATTAAACATTTTTATCTCCTGTGTGTTAATGTGTAGCAGTAATTGTACTGCATTATTATTTATATTGCAAATTTAATGAGCAATTAAATCCAGCCTTTAAAATCTTCCATCATAAGACGTTTTGCGCCCTTATAATCTCCGCTACGTGCTAAATTTGAAGCAGCATGGGCCTTACCCATCTCGCCTAAAAAGTTATAGATTGCTTTTACTATTTTCATGATTACCATCCCCTACGTGATTGATTTATTTCAAATTGACGGGTTAGACGATCTACATCACAAGAATCTGTGGGTGCGTGTCTAACAATGTATTCTTCTAATGCGGAACTGTAAGTTTGTGGCTTACTGAAATTCTGAAACATCTTTTGGAAGTATTCAGTGATTGTGTTTAACATATTTTATTTTCCTTTGTATATAACATATTCTCAGTAGTCTCTCATGGTTTCTACTGAGTAAAGTATTTATACATTGTATGCTGCGACCGCACAATTTACAAGTCTTTATTTCTCCAAAGTTATATGCTATAATCTACTAAATACCACAACAAGGATAACATCTTGAAACGAGCAACCCGTAGTCTGTTAGAAGAACTCAATTCCATATCGGAAAAGAAGAATAGTGAAGCCATTATAGAAGCAAGGGCCACACATGTCATTGACAGTGCTATCAATCTACTAGCACTTATCAAAGAAAATTTCTCCCCAGAGGATGCTTATGAGTTAGAACGTAGACTGCTTAATAGCATCAAAGCATCTGATCCTAACAAGTTTACTCGTGGTATACGCAAACTACGTGATAACAAAGAAACTGCTAGACACCTTAAAATCATAGAAGGTGATGTCAAAAACGACGATTAATAGGGCATTTGGATTAATTTCTTTCAATCGAGATAAATAAAAACATACTAAGTTTCATGGGGAAACTTAAAAACAAGATCAGGAGATATTTAAAATGGCAACATTAACAAAAAAGAATGAAACGGTAGTAGCACCGTTTTACAAGAACGGCGTAACTTTACAGTTTCTTACTATTACTTTCCCAAGCAGCGACTTGACAGCAATGTTAGATACCGATACAACAACTTATCCAAGTGCATCACGCAGCCCAATCGCAGTAGCATTGGAAGCAGTTACTCAAGTAGCAACAATTGAACTAATTGGTACACCACAATACAATTTAGGTAGTTCTGGTAACACAATTCTTGCAATTGCTCTTTCAGCACCAGGCGGCGCATTTGCTGGAACAATCAAGTGGGATGGTACAAACAGCGAGACATTCATTGACTACGTTAAACGTCTAATCCGCGCTCAAGGTACATGGCAAGGTTTTGACCTTAACACTGTAACTACAGCACTTGGTGTTAACGGCACAACATTCTAATCTAAACTATTAGAAAATGAAAGGGAGTTTTTTAACTCCCTTTTTCTTTGACATAAATATATTATATAGGTATATTATGCAAACAATAGAAATTAAAACTTTAATAGATATCACTGATACAAAGGTTGCAAGACCTAATCAAGGTACCACATTAGAACATGACCAGTATAGAAATTTTGTTACATTAAAACAATGTATTGAAATTAGATCAATTATATCTTATGACTTTGCTCCAGAGATGCAAGTTATTGATATTAAAGATTTAGGGTTTGGAACTAAGTTCAAAGGCAAACATGCCGTATGGACATTTAGATTTAATCCAGACAGATCCGATGTGTACTCAGATGGTCTACATGAACTAGGATGTTTGTACGAAGATATGCAGGGTGTTCCAATTATTAAAAAGTTAACTGAAACGATAAATATCGAGAAGGCCATTTTCGAACTAATAGATGCGTCTTCCAAGAATACAGTCATTAAGGCAATCAAAGGCACAATTTAGGCAACTAGTCGGAAATTCGTACACCTTAAAGGAGATGACTTAAATGGCTCGAGCAGCACTGGCAACCGTTCCAGAACGTGTTAGCGTACTAGAAACAAAAGTAGATAACATTGAAGAAAAGATTGACAATCTCAAAACAGATGTCAAAGATATGCATGATTGCCTAGATCGTACTCGTGACAGTATCATGGATCAACTTGCCGTAATGCATCAAACAAATGTTGATCAACATAGTGATATGGCGGGAAAGATTAAAGACCTTGAACAATTTAAAACAAAATGGGTATATCTTACAGCAGGTGCGTTAGCAGCAGCAGGATGGATTACAGGACATGCCGAAACATTAATTGGTTTGTTAAAATAATATGCGTATATCGGAATTAGTCGAAGCAGTAGCACCAGTAGGAACTACAACTGATCCAGTTAGCCCAGGAGGGTTACCAAAATCAACACCGCCCGGGCAAACTCCGCCACCAACTACTACCGGACAAACACCTCCCCCTGCACCACCCGGACAAACACCTCCACCTGGACAAACACCTCCACCTGCTCCTGGACAACCTGCTCCAACATTAGGCAATCAGCAGCCAGCAGGACAACCAATAGGACAACCTCCCGCAATGCAACAAGGTATGAAAGATACAATGACAGACCTTGATAAGATTGCCGCACAGATTGTAGGTCTAAAACAAAAACAACAACAGATGCAGCAGCAGATGCAGCAACCACCGACAGTATGAAAATAGGTCAGTTATTATCGGGGATGCATATTGTTCTCACCAATGAAGAACAATCTTTCCTCCGTAGACATAAAGATAATGTATCTATTACTAGTTTAGATGAGCATGATCAATGGCTTGCTCAAAACCTTGTTCGCAAGGGACTTTACGCAATAAGTAATGATAGTACAACTTTAATAAAACAACTAGATGAAACTACGACCAAATGACCTCTATTCAAAAATAGAAGAACTAAGTAAAAATTCAAAAGAAAAATTGCTTCAACAAGGAGTAATAATTCCTGTAAAAAATAACGATGGCACTATTAGTGTAGGACGTTATTACATTAAACGCAAAAAAAACGGATTTTATTGTATATTAGATTTTGAAAAAGATATAATTATAGATAATATAAATCTTCCACAAACTGCGGCTGTGCTAGCCAATAGACTAGCATTGGGCAAATTTGTAAATGATGATCTGCTTGAAACCGATACAAAATACGGTTATGCATTGTTTGATGAGGAACTACATAACAAACTAGCAGAGAAAAGTTTGGCATCAAAATCATTAGATCGCATGGATATCATGACGGTTAAATCTAGAATTTCCAAAGAAAAGAAAGAAGAATATATGAAAACTGTTATGAGAAGTTTTAATAAACTTATTCGATTTAACTAAATAATACTATCGATCTTTCTGGGATTAATTATGAAAACAAATGACTTTACATCTCCGCTAACAAGCAAAAAACTAAACGAAAACATGAACAAGATGTTCGGTGTAAGAGTTAAGTTGGAGAATTATTCTAGAGAACAACTAGAAGACATGCGTAACAAATTACGTACCCGGGTTTTCCAACAAGAGGGTTCAGCAGGTATCAATGATTTGCTAACCAACGAAACATATCAAAAAGACAAGGCCATGTTGGACTTGCTTAATACAAGGATTAAAGAAATGCTAGGCGAAGACATCAAAAAACTACGTGACAAAATGGATCAACTAAGCGAAGCCAAAAAAGGTGTTCGTGATGTTAAACATACTAAAAAAGCCAAAGGCTCAGGCGACGACAAGACCGGCGATGGTAAGAAAAACTTTGACGATGTTCAAGTTGCTCGTATGACAGCAGGAGGTGTTCCTAAAAAGAAGGCTATTGCCAAAGCAACCTCTGATAATATTAAAGAAGTTAAGATGGCTGATCTACCAAGTAGAACAGTTAAAGGCAGTTCATATGGTAATCAATCTGATTACAAGAAGCCACCGGAAGATGCACGTCGTCCAGCAAAGACAATGCCTGCTAAAAAAGATAAGAAGCCACTAGGTGAAACAGGTAAACATCCTAAGGGCTGCGATTGCAAAGAGTGCATGGGTACAATGGAAGGCTTAAAAGGCAAGCAGGGTAAACTTGACGCTGATCATGACGGCAAATTAGAGAAAAGCGATTTTGCAAAACTACGTGCTAAAAAGAAAGTTAAAGAGGCTTTCAATACCTTTAAACACAATGTTCAATTTGTTAATGAAAGTTTAGGCTATCTATTAGCGGAAGATGAAGAAGGTAAGGCAAAGGCCATTACAAGCGCAGGTGATATGGTTAATGATTTCACAAGTTGGATGCAACGTGTTGGCCAATATCAAACTAAAACTATGATTGAATTAGCAGACGCGATTAAAGCAGACTTTGGAGCGCAAGAAGCAGAAGCATTTAAAGCCGCAGTTGGTCCGGCACTATCCGCTACACTTGAGACACTAACTCAACAACGTGAAGCGGTGAGTGGAGCAGTTGCAGCATTAGCAGGAGAAGCCACGCCGGATGCAGCAATGGGTATGGAACCAGAGATGCCTCCAGAACCAGGAATGGATATCGGTGCTCCTGACGCAATGAATCCAGCACCAGGGGGGGATGAATTTGGTGCAGCAGATGCAGCAGCAGGTATGGGAACAACTGGACGTGAAATGCGTGAAAACAAGTTTGTTAAAAAACTTAAAGAATCGCATGACATCATGGCCTCATTGGCAAAGTAAATGAGATTATTTGAAGTTGATCTAGGATCGGCTAGGGATGTTTTAGCCGTATTACAAGGACAGGCTAATAGAGCCGATCAACCTTCTTCATTGCCTTTCCCTGTAGTAATGAATATTTTAAAACCCTATGGATTGGGTATAAGCACACCTGATGGTTTGATAGCACTTAAGAATGCAGTCGATCCAGCAGGTGCTGTTATTTCTGATATATTAGATGACGGTACAGTATTACTTAAAACTAAAACAGAAAATCCAAATAAAGATAAAGCCGCACAAGCAGGCGGAACAAGTTCAACAGTAGATGCTATGGCATCAAGAAATGCTAAGAATTTAAAGCCAGATATTTGACCTTTGTAATATGTAGTGTTATAATTAACACTATATGACAACCACCTATACTCCTCCTGCGTTCGTTGAACGTTTCCAATATAAAAACTGTGTTCAAATTAACGACCCGGTAACTCGAAAAAGAGTGTATCGCACACCCGATGGAGAAAAGTTACCTAGCGTAACTACCATCCTAGGTGCTACTAAAGATCAAACTCATCTTAATGCATGGAGAGATCGTGTTGGACACGATAAGGCACAACAAATTACTTCTGAAGCGGCGGGAGTTGGAACAGCAATGCATGCCAATTTAGAACGTTTTTTAATTGGTGAACAACGTCAACCCGGCAGCAATCCAGTACATGTACAGGCTAACAAAATGGCTGACATCATTATTGAAAACGGTCTTAGTAAAATGAGTGAAGTTTGGGCTATGGAACAAAGTCTTTACTTTCCCGGACTATATAGTGGTACTACTGACCTAATTGGTATACACGAAGGCGAGCCGGCAGTTTGCGACCACAAGCAAACTAATAAACCTAAAAAACTAGAATGGGTTGATGACTACTATATACAACTCATGGCCTATATACTAGCACATAATGAAGTATATAAAACCGACATACGCAAGGGTGTTATATTCATGTGTAGCAGAGATTTACAATATCAACAATTTACACTAGAACCTAAAGACTTTAACAAATGGCAAGATGCTTGGTTAAACAAAGTTGAAGAGTATTACGCCTTAATTAAGTAATCCAGTTATGATAAATATCCTATATAGGGGATATTATTATGGCTGTAGTGGAAATTTCAAGAATTCAAGTCCGTCGTGGGCAAGAAAATCAAACAGGCGTACCAACATTAGCAGGTGGCGAATTTGGTTGGGCGGCTGACACTGAACATCTATATATAGGTCTACGTAGAGATGACGGCGGGGCAAGAGATGCTAATGTTAGAATATTAACAGAGAATGATCTATTCAATGTAGTAACAACAGCCGATTTAGGATATACCTATAGAGGAGACACATCTCCTGCTATTACAGCACCCTCATTTGGAGGCGTACCTTTTGAAAGACCTATAAACAAAAAGAACGATGATATAGTTAGTATCAGAGACTTTGGTGTTAGAGGAGTAGGCGGAGCCGAGGTAGTATCTGCTCTTATGCAGGTTGCCATTGATAATTTATTTTTAGATCCTTTAAAAACAACTAGCGATTACGGGAAAAATTCTGCTAAGGTATTACATTTACCTGCCGGAGTATACAACATAGATACTACTATTTTTATCCCTAAACATACCACAATTATAGGCGAAGGTCCTGATAAAACTATTATAAATCTAATATCTAATGCTAGTCATGTTTTTCAAACAATTGATGCAGACCCGGACAATGTAAACGACCCAGGTAGAACAACATTTGATAATCTAGCGTTTGGTGGAATAAATTCCGGCGGAAGTCAACCAACTGACATTTATATTGAAGGACTAACAATTCGGTATGATAGCAGTCTAACAAATACCTCCACTTCACTGTCTCTTATGAGTTTAGATTGTGCTGATAATTCTGTAATTAGAAATGTTAAATTTTTAGGAAATCGTGCTCAGGGTGGACAAACTACATCAACATACGTGGGGATTGATATAAGATGTTATGGCGGTGACACAGTATCTGCTAGTAATATATTAATTGATGAATGCGAATTTACTGGACTTAGAAATAGTATCCAATCAAATTATGATGTGTATTATACCACTATTCAAAATAGCAGATTTTATAATTCACTTTACGGAATTATATTCAATAACCCAAAAAATTCCCAAGCAGATACTGGACCAAAATATGCAACAATTGATAATAATCTATTTAAGAATATAGAGTTAGAAGCAATTTATGCAGGTGATGGAACTAGTGATACAAACCATGTTAGTTCAAATAATAAATTTTATAATGTAGGTAATTTAGGACAAAGTGAATTGGTTGCTACCGCTCCGGTTATAAATTATAAAACAACCGGAAATCGTACTGTTAATGATTACTTTGATAGATTTTATAAACGTAATAACGGAATAGCTGAAGATTTTTATTACCAACCGTTAGTTCAGGGACCAACAATATTAGAACTTCCAGTTCTTAGAGCATCACTTACTGACAATACCCTCAACAGAATACTAAGATTACCAACATCATTTGATGCACAACAGATAATTATAAAATATAATATTTTTGCCGCATCGTATGATCCGGTCACTAAGATACCAACGGCATCTGTTGACAGAATGGGAACTCTAAGAATAACATTACAAACTGGTAATATAGTTGATGATTATTCATTTAATGTAGACCCTGGACTTGTAATTTGGAGTATGTATGTAGATTATGGAAAAGGCCGTTTTGATATACAATGCACTTACACACCACCAGCAGGATATACTAATGGCGCTAGTATGAATATACACCCAATAATAATGCTTTAATTATGTTTAACCAACCTGTTGATCAAAGACTAACAGAGTGGATCAAACATAGAAAAGAATTGGATAACAGTTCCGATCCATTGCAGGCAGTTTGGGAATTTTGGCAAACTGCTCCATTCATTCCACATAATAGAAATATCGATCCGTACCATCAAAAAAGTTGGCCTACACCCTGGGAGATCATAGAGACTAATCTATACGATGATTTTACTAAAGCATTGATGATTAGTTGGACTTTGAAATTGACAAAAAAATTTAAAGATTCTAAAATAGAAATTAAAACAATGGTTGATTCTAATCGGACTAGACAGTACAATGTAATATGTGTTGATAATACTTGGGCTATTAATTATAATGATAATGGTCCGGTTTCTGTATTAGAAATAAATGACGGATTTAAACTTGAAAATATAATAGAAGTTTTAGGTCCTAGGTAAATATCATCTAAGAACAATAAAAAGGTTAGGCAATGATTACAGTAGTAAAGCGTAATGGGAATCGCGTCCCCATTGATATTGAAAAAATACAAAGACAGGTAGCATACTCTTGTAAGGGTATAGACGGAGTTAGTCCTAGTATGATCGAAATCAAAGCGCAAATTGAACTACATGATGGTATGACTACTGAAACAATTGATGAACTATTGCTCAAAGCAATGGTAGATTTAGTTGATGAAAGTGAAAATCCAGAAATTAATAATGTCAACTATCAATATGTAGCAGGTAGACAACGTGTTAGTATGCTACGTAAAGAAGTATATGGACAATATGAACCTCCTAAATTATATAGCATTATACAGAAAAATGTAGAGTTAGGTATGTATACTCCTGAACTACTAGAGTGGTATACAGAAGATGAATGGAATATTATAGATCTCTTTATTGATCACGATAAAGATGAAACATATACCTATGCTGCTATAGCACAGTTATGTGAAAAGTATCTAGTACAGAATCGTGCCACTGGACAGATATTTGAAACTCCTCAGGTACGCTATGCTGTTGCTTCTGCCACAGCATTCCATAATGAATCTAAGGAGGCAAGATTAAAATATGTCAAAGAATATTACGAATGTGCTAGCGCGGGTCATTTTACGTTGGCTACACCTGTGCTTGCTGGTCTCGGTACTACTACTAAGCAGTTCAGTAGTTGTGTGCTTATCAGTAGCGATGATACTTTGGACAGTATCTTTGCAAGTGGTGAAATGATGGCCAAATATGCCAGTAAACGTGCTGGTATAGGATTAGAGATCGGACGTATTCGTCCATTAGGTGCCCCAATACGTAATGGTGAAATTAAACACACTGGTATGATTCCGTTCTTGAAGAAATGGTTTGCCGACCTCCGTAGTTGTAGTCAGGGTGGTATTCGTAATGCTAGTTGTACTGTAACATTTCCTGTGTGGCATTATCAGTTTGAAGATCTTATTGTATTAAAAAACAATCAAGGTACTGACGAAACCCGTGTGCGTCAAATGGATTACAGCGTAGTGGTCAACGCCATGTTTTGGAATCGTTATAAACGTGGCGAAATGATCACATTGTTTGATCCTGCAGAAGTGCCTGATTTATATGAATCTTATTACAGAGACAGTAAAGAATTTGAAACATTGTATGTAAACTATGAGAAGCATCCGACAATTAAAAAGAAACGCATATCGGCAGATGAGATATTCAAAAATGGTATCCTTAAAGAACGTACTGATACTGGGCGCATCTATCTTGTCAATATCGACAACGTTATCAACCAGGGGCCGTTTGACACTAGGCTTGACCCAATATATCAATCAAATTTATGCCAAGAAATACTTTTACCCACGAAACCTTTCCAGAGAATTGAAGATCCAGAGGGACGCATTGCTCTTTGTACTCTTGGGTCCGTAAATTGGGGTGCTTTCCGTAACCCACAAGAAATGCGTAAAGCGTGTCGTGTATTGGTTCGCAGTCTAAGTAACTTGTTACAATATCAAGACTTCCTGAGCATACAAAGTAAATTAGCCAACGAAGATTTTGAGCCGCTAGGTGTTGGCATTACAAACTTAGCATACTGGCATGCACGTAAGAGTTTTAAATATGGCGAAGCAGATGCATTGGCAGAAGTCAAACGCTGGATGGAACATCAAGCATATTACCTTACCGAAGCAAGTGTGGAACTGGCCCAAGAGCGTGGCCCATGTAAGCGTAGCGAACACACTTACTACGGTAAGGGAATATTTCCTTGGGAACGTAGAGCAGCAGGTGTTAATGAATTAACTGACTTTACACCTAGTATAGATTGGGAACCATTGCGTGAACGTATGAAGAAATATGGCATACGTAATGCTACACTTATGGCAGTTGCTCCCGTTGAATCTAGTAGTGTTGTATTAAACAGTACCAATGGTATTGAAATGCCCATGGAACTAATTAGTGTTAAAGAAAGCAAAGCAGGTTCATTTACACAAGTTGTTCCTGAATATAAACGTTTAAAGAATCGATATCAACTAATGTGGGAACAATCTGATTGTGTTGACTACTTAAAAACATCAGCAGTATTAGCAGCGTACATCGATCAAAGTCTAAGTACAAATACATTCTACAGTCCTCGACATTTTAGAGACGGAAAAGTTCCGGGCACATTGATTGCCAAAAATTTAATGTTGGCATACAAGTGGGGATTAAAGACTATGTATTATAGCCTAATAGATAAAGTAGGTAGTAAGAATATATTAAACACCCAAAGCGAACGACTATTGGCTGTAGAACCTATTACAATATATAGTGATGAAGATGACTGCGAGGCGTGCAAATTATGAGTAAAGAACAATACGATTTATCAAAACAAACAAACTATCTCAAACGCAAGATGTTTTTGGACATAGAGGGTCCAGTAACCGTCCAGCGTTTTGAAGAAGTCAAATATCCTAAGATCGCTAAGTTTGAAGAATTAGCCCGTGGATTCTTTTGGGTACCAGAAGAAATCAGTTTGACCAAAGACAAGATGGATCACAAGGATGCCAGTGATGCTGTCAAACATATTTTCACCAGCAATCTATTACGTCAAACAGCATTGGACAGTATACAAGGTCGTGCTCCAAGTCAAATCTTTAGTCCAGTTATCAGCATACCAGAACTTGAAGCCTTGGTAAGCAATTGGAGTTTCTTTGAAACTAATATACATAGCAAGAGTTATAGTCACATCATACGTAATGTATATAGTGTGCCCAAAGAAGAATTTAACAAGATTCACGACACTAAAGAAATTGTAGACATGTCTGCCAGCATTGGACGCTACTATGACAAACTGCATGAACTAAATTGTTTTAAAGAACTCAATCCAAAAACAGTAAACGAAAAAAGTCACATCAAGGCCATCTGGTTAGCACTCAATGCCAGTTACGCACTAGAAGCATTCCGCTTCATGGTATCGTTCGCTACAAGTTTGGCCATGGTAGAGAACAAGATCTATATCGGCAATGGTAATATCATCAGTTTGATCTTACAGGACGAGTTGTTACATGCAGAGTGGACCGCTTGGTTGATCAACAATGTAGTAAAAGATGATGAACGGTTTGCCGAAGTGGTAGAAGAATGCAAGGAAGAAGTGTATGCTATGTATATGGAGGTCATAGCGGAAGAAAAGGCCTGGGCAGATTACTTGTTCAAGAAAGGTCCAGTGATTGGCCTCAATGCTGCTATCCTTAAAGACTTTGTGGATTATACAGCATTCGTTAGACTAAAAGACATTGGTATCAAATATGCTGAAGAGCATCCACGTTCAAGTCCTATTCCATGGTTTAATAAACATGTGAATATAGGTAAGAAGCAAAGTGCATTACAAGAAACCGAAAGCACTAATTATGTAATCGGTGTAATGAGTGATAATGTTAGTTATGACGAACTACCGGATCTATAATGTCTACCGAAACTGATAAAATTAAAAAACTTGAACAACATGTTGAACAATTGATTAAACAAAATCAAGAATTAAATCAACGTATTGGTTTATTAGAAAGAGAAAACAGTCGCAGACGCAGCGAGGTTAATCAGATAGCCTCGGCAATTAATAGACGAGGATAAGAATGAGTGATTTCAAAGCAGGAGAATTTGAAGACGGTTGTGGCGATTATTACATATTGTATGATGCTGCTATGATGGTTAGAGATGTTCCTGGTATTACTTGTGAAATAGGATTACGTGCCGGAGGTGGAACAAAACGTATATTAGATGCACTTCAAACAAAAATAGCGCCGCGTACACATATTGCTATAGACCCCTATGGTGAGATTCCATATTTCTGGAAAGAGAATATTATTCCAGCAGAAACAGATTACACAAATAATATGCGTGATAGAATTATGATTTCTATGTCGCAATATTGTATAGAAAATCCTAACATTAATTTTTATCTGTATCCAATGGAAGATACAGAATTTTTTAAAAGATTTGCAGATGGTGTTCCTGTTTATTTTGATAAGGGTAAGCAGATAATTAATGAATACTCATTAGTACATTTTGATGGGCCTCATAGTTTAGAGACCACACTTAATGAAACATTATTTTTTGAACCAAGGGCACCTAAAGGAGCAATATTTGTTTACGACGATGTTGTAGATTATTATGATCACAATGTCATTAGATCACATCTTTTAAACGCAGGTTGGTCAATGGTTGCATCAACCTATTACAAAGCATCATATATAAAAGGATAAAAATGAAAGCAATATTATGGAGTAAGTATCACTGCCCTTACTGTGATCAAGCACACGCATTACTAAAGTCTAAAGGTTATCAAATTGAAGAACGTAAGATTGGTGATGGTTATACAAAAGAAGAACTATTAGAAGCAGTACCTAATGCACGAACTCTTCCTCAAATTTTTATTGAAGAGGCTCATGTTGGTGGATTTACTGAACTTAGGGAATATCTAAAATGAGTTCTCCTATCCCCGAAGATATCATAACTATATCCAGTATAGGTGCTGATACTATTACATTAGACACAACTAATATACCCTATCTAACTTCTAGTATGATAGGTCCATACCCGCAATACAATGTGGGTGCTGCGGGCAGCAGTGGCGGAACAATTCCAACTACTAATATGAACGGTACTGTTTTTACCACCAACGGTAGCGGCCTGCCACGTTGGGCATCTATGACTAACAATAATAAACAATCTTCATTACAGGTACACGGTGATGCAGAGTTTGAAGGCAAGGTTATGATAAACAAGCGAGACCTTGGCGAGTTTATGGAAGCAATGAGCAAGCGTTTGGCCATACTCGTACCAGACCCAGAAAAATTAGAACACTTTGAAGCGTTGAAGAAAGCATACAATCACTATAAGACCTTAGAGGCTTTATGCGAATTACCAAAAGAAGAAAAGGAATAAAATGTTAATAGAAAGAGGATTTACATCTGCCGATGTTGTTAGTTTAAAACTAATCAACGGTGAGGAACTTATAGCACGTTTTGAAAGCGAAACTGCTGATACGGTTAAAATTATTAAACCATTATGTGTTACACTTAATGGTCAAGGTGTTGGACTAATGCCTTGGATGTTTCTCGGCAATGGCAAAGAAGTAACTTTAAACAAGTCACATATATTTGCCATGATGACTAGCAAGCACGAGGCCGCAGACCAATATAGAGATAGTACCACTGATATTGCCCTACGGTAAATATTAGATTAGGAGAATGGTATGGTAGGATATAAAGCAGTAGGAACCCCACAAGCAATTTATGGCGGTAATGGTGTTGAAGATGTTTATCAAAGTTCAAATGTATTTGTAAATAATGTTCCTGTAGTACCCTACGGTTCCCCCGGTAGTGCAGGAATTTTCGGAATGGCATCAGTATCAGTTACTGTTACTATTCCCCCAGGTGATCAGGCAGCGGCTGAAACATTGGTCAATGATACTATTGCTGCTCAAAATGGAGAACCTAATGCGTATTATAAACCTGCGGCTGCTGCCGATGGTGTTAAAGGTAACTATGCAGGTACTCCAGAAGTATCCGATCCTGCTTCTGTTCCAGCCGGAACAATAGCAACTGATCCCACTGCATCTGATATCATACCATTCTTAGAAGCAAGAGTTGCAGAGGCAGGATCCGGTGCATGGAGAGAGACAGGACAAGGTGGTAAACCGAGTAATCCTAAAATTACTAGCATATGGGCCAATCTTGGATATCCTTCTGCTAACCCATGGACTACAGATCAAACTGCTTGGTGTATGGGATTTATTAATTTTGCTCTTAAAAACTCAGGTTACAGATATGTTCAAACTGCTAGTGCTGCACTTATCACTAGTAATCCAGAAAAGTGGGGAGCAGTACAAGTACCTAAAGCCGAAGCAAGACCCGGAGATATTGCATTTTGGAGTTACAGGCATGTAAATTTTGTTTATACCGCCGCTAATGGAAAATATAGTTTTGTTGGCGGTAATCAAACTCCTAGTGGTGGTAAGAATAATCCCGACGATGGAGATATAACTATTTCTTATCCGGGCGGGACTGCTGCTAGTAATGCAAATTGGGTTAGTTGCTGGCGACCGACAAAAACATAAGTATTATAGTCTGCAAGGGTATAATGCATAGCATTTTGGAAGGTGCAAGTCCGGGAGGCAGGAGAAGCCAATTCTTGCAGATTTCTCCACTTTTTGGTGAAATATCTGTTGACAAATAGGTAAAACCTTGTTATAATTAGTACTTAACAACACAAAGGAGTCTACTATGTACCGTTACACTGTTTGGGTTCGTCTTAATCAATATCAAACTGCTAATGTTGTAGTCAGTGCCGATAACGATTGGCAAGCCAAAATGATTGCCGAAGCACAGTACGGTTCCGGTATGGTTCTTAACTATTCTCGTATTGACTAATTAGGAAATATCATTATGCCAAGCCCCCGTAGAGTAAGTCAGATCCTTAAAGGTAAAAAACCACCTAAGCCAAAAACTGTAAAGAATATGGCTAAACGAGCCGCTAAGAAGAAAAAATAATCATGTTGGACTGTTTAATTCTAGGTGATAGCATAGCCGTAGGTACAGCCAAATATAGACCAGAATGTGTAGCCTATGCTCGTGGCGGTATCAATAGCCAACAATGGCGTAAGAAATATCTCGAAAGTGATCAAGGTGCCTTGCCTGTTGCCAAGACTGTAATCATCAGTTTGGGTTCTAACGATCACACAGGTGTAAGAACTATTTTAGAACTACAACAGATACGCAAGGCTGTTAAAGCCGATCGTGTATTTTGGATACTTCCGCACGGTAACAATCCATCTAGTAGTTTAGAAATAGATTGGATACAAAGTTTTGTTAAAGTAGTTGCTGGTGAAAATGGTGATATAGTATTACCAATTACCCGTGTGCAAACAGATAATATTCATCCAAGTTGGGCTGGATATAAAGAACTTGCAGACGCTACAAAATAAATATATACTGTAAGTTAATAGTTGTAATCCCTTCAAAGAGGATGTGTTCAAGACGCCGGTTCGAATCCGGCCAGGTCCACCATAAACACATAGACCGTGCATTATCGTCATTTGACGGTGGTAAACAGAATGACGTAACTGGAACCCTTGTTATGTGTTTATGATGGGCCTGCTCTGGTAATCGATTGGGCAAATAGTCAGCGACGGCAACTCGGTAGATGACGACCGTTAATCGCATAAAATCAATAACTGCAAACGACGAGTTATATTCCATGGCCGCTTAGGCTTTGGTGAGGTAGGAAATACCTTATTACCAAAACAACCAGAACCCGCTTCGGCGGGTTTCTTTTTGATTCTTGTAAACTTTTTATCAGGCTACCGCGTTATATATATATGCAAGACAAAAAACAACTTGACTACGATGAAGCGAAGAAGGATAAAACCGAACCGTTTTTGGAACAGTATTTGCCTACTAGTTATGATTGGAGATTATCCAATTGTGATGAAAGACGATCTGGACCATGTAAGAAGGTTGATAATGTCAAGCATAAATTTCATTAACTTTAAAAGGAAACTTCAAATGAAAACTATCGCTACTCTTATCGCTACTTTGGTAGCAACCGCTGCTTTCGCTACTGAGCCTGCTAAGACTGCAACACCTGCTGCTACTGCAACACCTGCTGCTACTGCAACACCTGCTGCTACTGCAACACCTGCTGCACCTGCAAAAAAGGTAGAAAAGAAAGTTGAACATAAAAAGGCTGATCACAAGAAGGTAGAAGTGACGCCTGTCAAAAGTGAAGCACCTGCTACCCCGGCCGCAACAAAGGCTGTTGAGCCAGCTAAGAAGTAATCCATCTGAATTAGACGACGACGATGATGATGACTTCGATGACTTTCCAGATATCCAAGTTTCTTATCGTCGTCCAACTCTAATTGCATGTGATGATAAATGTCATAATCAAGATGAATTATCAGACCACGTATTAGTAAGATTGGCTATTGCTCGTGCAAAGGCCATGGATCGTTATCGTGAGATAAACACCGAGGAAAAAGGCTAGTTCAATAGCCTTTTTTCTTGACCTCTGTCTAAAAGAGATATATAATATAGTATGGTCGTAAGACTGTATAAAACTAAAGGAAATTTAAATATGAAAAAACTTGCAATATTTGCATTATCAATCGGTCTAATGGGATTCGCCCAAGCCGATGTCTCCGTTTATGGAATGGCTCGTGTCTATGAAGAATCATCTACTGTTGGCACAGCAGCATCTGTAACATCTTTAACCAATGACAAAAGCCGTATCGGTTTTAAAGCCTCTGACGCTATTGGCAATGGTTTGACAGCGTTTGCCGTTGTTGAAACCAACGTTGGTGTTGATGCTCCAGCAGCCAGCACATTAGGAGATCGTACCGCTCTTGTTGGCCTAACACACCAGCTGGGATCAATTGGTTTTGGCCGTGACAAAACTGCGTTAACCAAATCATTGGATTCGTTCGATGCTATGGGCGGTGATTTGTTTGGATCTAGTGCGGCCGCTATTCACTCCTATCAAGGAACACGTTTGAGCAATACAGCATTTGTATCTGCAACACTTGTTCAAGGACTTACTGGTAAAGTTGAATTAGCCAACAGCGAAGTTGCTGGTACTCCAAATCCACAAGTTTATAGCCTAGTATATTCTACTGGTCCAATCTCTGCTACCTATGCTCGTTTTGACAATGGAACAACCAGCGTAAGCGATGCAGTTGGTGCCAAGTTTGAAATTGCCAAAACAGGTACAACTGTTTTTGGTCTATACTCTGACAACAAAGTAGCCAATGTAACCAGTCAAGGTAAGAGCATGGGTGTTACTCAAACTGTAACTCCGACTCTATCTGCTATGGCCAGTTATGGTGAGAACGGTGGTCTTAAGGCTTATAACTTAGGTGCTAACTATGCTTTGGGTAAAAATACTAAAGTATTGGCTCGTTACTTGAAAGAGACAGCAGCCACAGATACCACACGTTATGGTGCTGGTCTAGAATACAGTTTCTAATCCAAAATTAGATTTGTAAGTAAGGCCCTTCGGGGCCTTTTCTTTTGGTAAAAATTAACATTGACAAACTGGTAAAAAGTAGTTATAATTATTGCATAGGAGATTAACTTTATGAATGCTGAAACTACTCTACTTAACGTAAAACAATATTGTTTATCCGATTCCAAAGACTTCCAAATCTGGACAAACAAAGGTACTACCTATCATTGGAATCGAGGCAAGGATACTGCTAATGGTTTGATCAATGGTGTAGTTCGTAAACTAGCAGGTATTGACCCAAGCGGGCACCAAATCTGGGTTGTTGCTGGTTCTCTTAAGATTAGTCCCAATGGAACAATTCTGCGTTGGACTGGTATGCCTCGCAAACTACAAGTTACGTTTGAATCTGTTAATTCAATTATTTTTGATAAAGAGATAGCATAATGTCCATGCATCTATGTGGGCCTGCCCTTACCACGACTGGAAAGAAAAAAGGCAAGATTAAATTCCGTAATGCCGCCGAGGCTCGACGTGCTCGTGAACTTGATTCAGCATGGAAAGAACTTCTTAAACGACAAGGCGTTGAACAAGAAGAACGAAAAAGAAAACGTGCTATGGCTGCTGAGCCGTTGGTATATAAACTTGAGACACCGGTAGGTCGTACTAATACCAAACATATACCGAGTCTTAATACAGTTGGTGGGGTAGCAACCTTGGCACCTGCTAAAGTATATACTGGCACCAAAGTTAAAGGCATTGCTACTATGCATAAGAGCAATGCTGTGCCTGTTTTTAGTGATGAAGAAGCAATTGACATTTCTAAGATGAGGAGATAATATGTCTAAATCAGGTGATTGGTATAAAAAATTAAGAGAAGAAGATCCTATAGCATATCGAAAACTTATGGACGAGAAATATGATCGTCGAGTTAAACAGACTAATTCAGATCCAACTAAGTTTGCTCAGATGAAATATTCTAAACAAAAGGCCGGCGCACTAAGTCGAGGATATGATTGGAATCTAACTGAAGACGATGTACATAAATTAATTAAAGAAACTAAAACTTGTCAATTATCAGGAAGAGAATTAGTTCTAGAAATCAATCATAGAGACGGGCCGAGTTTAGATAGAATAGATAATAACAACGGATATAGTATGAAGAATGTACAAGTAGTTAGCCAGCAAATTAACAAGGCAAGAGGAGAAATGTCTGTTGATGAATTTATTCAAATGTGCTGTGAGATTGCCGACTATTCTCGACTATAAATATTCTTATGAAACCCACATTAAATGAAAAATTTATAGCATACCTTGCACTACTAAGCGGTCTAAGTATATCAGCGGTGGCTGTTTACTATAGCGTAGTAGGGCTTACTGCTATATTCGCAGCCGCAGTTGTTCCCATCATCATCATGGGAACTACATTAGAAATTAGCAAGTTGGTAGCCACAGTATGGCTTAAACAAAATTGGAAGACTGCTCCACTGCTAATTAAAACATATCTCTTTGCTGCTATTGTAGTATTAATGATTATTACCAGCATGGGTATATTTGGATTCCTAAGTAAAGCACATATGGATCAAAATTTAGTTAGTGGTGATGTTCAAAGTAAAATTGCTGTATATGATGAAAAGATCAAAACCGAGAAAGAGAATATTGAAGCAAACCGTAAGGCACTTAAACAGATGGATGAGGGAGTGGACCAAGTACTGGGCCGCTCAACAGATGAAAAAGGTGCCGACAAGGCTGTGGCTCTGCGTAAAGCCCAGCAGAAAGAACGTGTTAGACTTCAAGATGAAATATCACAGTCGCAGAAGTCTATCGCGGGACTTAACGATGAACGTGCGCCTATTGCCGCCGAGGTTAGAAAAGTGGAGGCAGAGGTTGGACCGATAAAATATATAGCGGCCTTCTTCTATGGTAGCACTGATGAAACTATTTTAGAAAAAGCAGTCACATGGGTGATCATTACATTGATTGTTGTATTTGATCCATTAGCAGTTATCCTATTATTAGCAAGCCAAATAAGTTTTCAAGAGTTCAGAGAACGTGAAGGCAAACCAGGTGTACTTAAAGATAGTGATGGTACTATTATTGGACTTAGGATGCCTAAGAAAGATGAACCTATAGTGGAGGGTAACAGCCCCAGAGAGACCACCGATGTCATAGACACAAAGCCGCCCACTGTCACTGAATTAGCAGAGGATAACATTCCTACTACAATAATTCCCGAGCCTATTGGTGGTATTCCTATACCTGGATACGAGCCTGAATATGTTAAATGGCCAGGAGGCCAGTCTCCTCTTTTCTGTAATAAATGCGGAACTGAATTAGTCGATGCTCAGGGTATTGGACTAGTGTGTCCTAGTCTAGAATGTGGTGTAATCAAAGAACTAGATGAACACATACCAGAACCAGTGGTAGACGGCTATGTTCAAAATGAAGAACAAAAAGAAAGCAACGTTTGGACTAATACAATTACACAAACTGAGTACAACGAAGTTAGTGAAACTGCCGAGCATAGAAGTGAGGTACTCGTAAATCAATGGGCCAATCTTATAAGAACAAAGCAGGCAAGAATGTCCGATGTCCCACAACATTTAATATTAGCGGTAAGGGCTAAAGTATGATGGAAGGCAAACTTACACTTATCACGCCTCCTGACATTTTTGAAAATGAATCATACAGTATATTGTTTGTTCATTTAAATGATGAAGATCAAGAAAAAGTTAGTCAATGGTTCGCTAATTCTGAAATAAAAGAAAATGTAAACATTTATTTTTATTCGGGCGAAGTTGATATACCTTGGTTTTTTCACGCCATGGCCCGTTCTGAATATAAGTACATTGATTTAGATAATTTGAATAATATAACCTCAGCGTTGAGTGGTTATATGTTAGGTAAAAAAAATACCTATTACAAAACAAATGATGAAAATACTTCAGCCGTGTTCCATTATATAAATCAAAATAGAATAACTAATATAGAAAACTTTTTACAAAGAGCATTTAATGACAAAAATTAATAACACACATGTCTGCGATTTCTGTGGTAAGAGCAAAGAAGATGTAGAAAAACTTATTGTAGGAGAAAATGCAGCCGTATGTAACGATTGCGTTGAACTATGTGTCGATATATTAAAAGACGAAAAAATAAAACAATTTCCCAAAGAAGCCAAATTATTAAATCCCGTTAAGATCAAAGAGTATTTAGATCTATATGTTATAGGTCAAGACAATGCTAAAATTGCATTAAGTGTAGCAGTTAGTCAGCATTTTAAACGTATTAATAATCCAACAACAGAATTAGAAATTGAAAAAACTAATGTATTAATGTTAGGTCCAACCGGGTGTGGCAAAACTATGATGGCACGTAAAATTGCCGATTACTTGGATCTCCCATTTGCTATTTGCGATGCTACTGGTATCACCGAAGCGGGATATGTTGGTGATGATGTAGAAAGTATTCTTACTCGTTTAATTAACGAGGCAGATGGAGATCTTGAAAAAGCCAGCATGGGAATCGTATATATTGACGAAATTGATAAGATTGCCAGGAAAGGTGAAAGTGCCAGTATTACCAGAGATGTTAGTGGTGAAGGTGTACAACAGGCGTTATTAAAAATGATTGAGGGATCTATTATGCGTATCCCTTCATCCAGTAAACGCAAACATCCCGGTAGTGAAATGCAAGAAATTGATACCAGAGGTATATTGTTTATTTGCGGTGGAGCATTTGTAGGTATTGATAAAATTATTCAACATCGTACAGAAGCCAAGTCAGTTGGATTTCATGCTAACGTAGCAAATGATACTGATACAAATAAAGTATATCAAGATCTTACCACTAAAGATTTAATTAAATTTGGATTGATACCTGAATTTGTCGGGCGGTTTGGACTATGTATAAATGTTGAGGAATTAACTGTTAACCAATTAGTTAGTGTTCTTAAAGAACCAAAGAATAGTTTAATAAAACAATACCAATACCTTTTTGAATTAGATGGAATTAAACTTAATTTTGATGATGATGCATTAACTGAAGTTGCTAGTAGGGCTAAAGAACTTAAAACAAATGCTCGAGGGTTAAAAAACATTATAGAAAAAGCACTATTGCCCTATCAATTCGATGCTGTTGATCTTGTAGAACGTGGGTTGAAATCAATACGGATAAGTAAAGATACGATAATCGGCAAACCGGCCGTAATGATTTTTGATAAAAAGAAAAATGAGCAAAAACAATAAAGTATTTGGAAATAAAGTTATAGTTGGTGATCTTCCATTATCAGTAGCACTTCGTAAATTTAAACAAAAAGTAGAAGATTCTGGGCTTCTTGAGGATGTCAAAGCCAAAATGTTTTACGAAAAGCCTACCACAACCCGTAAACGTGCCAAAGGTGCCGCCAAAGCACGTTGGAAAAAGAAACTTCAAGACCAGCAACTACCCAAAAAAATGTATTGACAAGTTGATATTTGTGTGTTATAATATGTACTTGTACAACAAGGATCATCTAAATGTCTGCTACTAAAGTTGCTAATTATAATAAATCTAATGTAGATTGGAATAAATTTTTCTCTGCTGTTACTACAGTTGGCGATACAATGAATAGTCAAAAAGATCGTTTTGATAAAAGCGACCTTATTGAAAAAGCACTTGCCCATTACAGTAACGGTGCCATTGAATATACTAATTTAGATGGTGTTGATCATGTACTTACTAATTTAAATAATACTACTCAAGAGTTTAAATTTGGTAGTAGTATGTTTTATGGGATACGTGTCACGCAACGTAAAACTAAAAATCGTCCACAGATTAAAGAATTAACTAAATTAGGCAATTCCGTAACTGTTAAACTAACTAATTCACACGGTGAGAATAAACGCACAGCACTGCCTGCTACCTATGCCAAATACCTAATGGTCGCGGATAACTATAGTGCCTATGTAATTGCAGTAGAAGATCTTACACCTTATCTTGCAATCGGTGGGGATGGCATTGAAGCAAAGAATGTCCCAGCAAATTTATTTACTGAAGTAGTCAATCCAGATGAATATACTGTTACTTCACATGTATCAAACTACAAGGAAAAGAAAAACAAGATGCAGGAAGATTTCCTGAATCAATTTTAATATGAGTTATAGAGTTTATAATCAATCATGTATTGAAGGCATGCGTGAGCATGTTACTGATGACTCTGTTGATTTAATATTTACAGATCCCCCCTACGGTATTGATGGGGACACATTAGATGTACTATATCATAGAGACGAAGGTAATGTTGTTCCTGGATATATAGATGTACCATTAAAAAATTACGCAAAATTTAGCAAAGACTGGATTAATGAATGTGCCCGTGTACTGCGCCCGGGTGGTAGTTTATATATTGTTAGTGGATATACTAACTTGCACCATATACTAAACGCATTGCATGACTCCGAACTTGAAGAAGTAAATCATATTATTGCCAAATATACATTTGGAGTAAACGCAACTAAGAAATGGGTTAGTAGTCACTATCATGTATTGTTTTGGGAGAAGCCTAGTAAGGGTAAACAAAAACGTACATTCAATAATTCATACAAATACACAGACAACAAGGATAGTTACAATGACAGACTCAGTGTTCAAGACATGCCTCGAGATTATAAACCAGGGCAAATTAAAAATAAAAATCAACTTTCAGAAGATTTTATTGAAAAATTCATTAGGTACAGTTCAAATCGCGGAGACACTGTCCTTGATTGTTTTGGTGGTGGCCTCACTACTGGCCGTACTGCTCTTCGTTGGGGCCGCAATTTCATCGGATTCGAACTTAACACTCATGCATATGATGCTTTCGTCCCCACGCTAGATGAAGTTGTTGAAGTGCCAGATCCTGCTCCTATTGCACCCGATGCTAAAGAATTAGCCAAACGTGATAAGATGCGTGAAGGTTGGCGGCAAGATAGATTAAAAAAGAAATTAGCAAACAATTCTTAATAGAAAGATAATTATGGCAAAACACATGATGGTGGACTTGGAAACAATGGCGGTTTCACCTAGTGCTGTTGTACTAACACTAGGTGCAGTACACTTCAATCCCTATGGAACAGGCTACTCAGATAAAATTTATTTCCGTATAAACATCGATGATCAAGATGTATTAAATAGAGAAATAGATCCATCTACCATTGATTGGTGGTCTAAGCAAGATCCTGCCATTATGGAAGAAGCGTTTAGTTCAGATAATCGTGTTCCTCTTGTAGACGCAATTGATCAGTTCCATAAGTTTGCTTGGGGTTGTAGTGCTTTTTGGAGTCATGGTAGTGTATTTGATATTGTAATATTGGAAAATATATATCGTCAACTAGGCAAGCCCGTCCCTTGGCAATATTGGCAAATACGTGATACACGTACTTTGTTCGACTTAGGATTTGATCCAGACATGCCAACGGCATCTAAACATAATGCACTAGAAGATGCTATCCGTCAAGCAGTAGGTGTACAAAATATGTACCGTAAACTTAATATAAGAGAGAGGTGATATGAAAATTGATAGAGCCAGCGAACAACTACACGCACATCAACTTGCTCACATTCAAAGGTTGAAACAACAAGAGTTTGAATACCAACAACTTGTGGAAAAAAAGAAAGACGACCTTAAGATGCAAGAAACTAGAACTGAACGTGCTAAACGTTTAGACCTAAATAAAGGCCGTAATGTGGATGTTGAATGTTAATTATGAAATATATTACTAACAAATATGGCAGTGTTATATTGCCAAATGAGCCAGGTATGCTGGAATGGCTAAATGAGAATTATCCATTTAGTCAATATCGTATTATAGAAAGGTAAATCATGAGCAAGTATAAAACCGTATATACCGAGGTAGAAGTTGAGGTCGATCTTACAGATTTTGACACAGAAGATCTGATTGAAGAATTAGAAGATCGTGGGGAGTTACCTGCTACAACTAGTGGGCCATACGATTGTACAGAATTAGTAGAGCAAATTTGGATGAGACGCAGAAACGGTCAAGATTATAATTATCCATTGGATCAATTGATCTATGCTGTGACTGGCCGTATTATTTAAACCAGCCTAGTTTTTCTCCGGCTGCTTGGCGGCGGTCGGATTCTTCTCTACTACCCGGCAAGCGGCTTGCCCAAAGTATAATTAGTGCAAAGAATATGCCCATGCCCATGGTGGCTTTCCAATTCTGTGTGGCAAACCAAAAGATAACCAAACTAACATCCATACTTAAAAACATGAACCATTTGGCCTTAGCGGGAAATACGCTACCTGCTTGCCAATCTTTAATAAATGGTCCAAACAACTTATGATTTAACATATAGTCATGGAACCGTTTACTGCTACGGGAAAAGCAGTAGGTTGCAATCAAACTAGGAGTAGACCATGGAATTCCGGGTACAATTATTCCAATATATGCTATTCCTAAAAACAAAATACCAGCGGTAAACCAAAGTGCTTTTTTAATCTTTTCCATAATCAATCCTTTTGACTATTTAATGGAGTTATAACCACTTGACAAATTTACCAGTTTAGTGTATAATATCAGTATGGCAACGAAAAACGCATTTATCTTCAGTTGGGATAATTTGGGCATTGAATCCATTATTCCTATCTCCCAATATGAGTTTCACGAGCAAGAAAATACCATACGGTTGTTAAGGGATCAAAAAAGAATTAATAATCCACTTAACGGTGTTGTGCGTAGTTTGTTGTTGAGGGCTAGATTTAATCCACAACGTCATTATGAAATCTATGCTATCGATTGTACTGAAGATATGGATGAAGCGTTTTGGAGAGAACAGTGGGAGGAACACCCACAATTTACAGCAGAATTGATCAGAGAACGTGGACATAAATTATATAGTGATCGAATAGAAACACACAAGGTTAAGATAACATGAAAATTAGTTTAGTATCAGATCTACATTTAGAATTCGGCTACCAAGAATTACCTGGTGGCGAAGTACTAATTTTGGCTGGAGATATTGCTGAGGCTCGTAGTATCCGCAAGCATCACCATAGCACTAAACTTATACAAGATACTCCAGACACGTTCTATCGTTGTTCAGAGTTCTTCAAATGGGAGTGTGAGAAATATGATCAAGTGTTTATGGTTATGGGAAATCATGAACACTATCACGGGAGATTTGATAAGACCTATAATGAACTAAAAAGCATTCTACCTAAGAATGTAACCTTGTTAGAAAACGAAGTTGTTAATTACAAAGGTGTTATGTTTATGGGTGCTACACTATGGACTGACCTTAACAAGGGCGACAGTATTACAGCCTTTACTCTCAAGCAGTTCATGAATGATTACAAACTTATAACTACTCATTATCCTGCTAAAGATGTGTATCATAAACTAACACCTGAGCATACTGCTGGAGTGCATTTTAAGACTAAACAATACTTTAAAACCGTATTGGAAATGAATCGTGACAAACCCTTTGTTGTCATTACTCATCACGGTCCTAGTTATGCAAGTATCAATGACAAATACAAGAACGATCAAACTATGAATGGGGGATACACCAGTGATCTAAGTGAATTGATTTTAGATTTTCCTAACATCAAAACTTGGGTACATGGCCATATGCATGATCCAGTTGATTACATGATTGGTGATACCCGTGTGGTTAGTAATCCGCGTGGCTATATTGGTCATGAGGATACCAGTGGTTTTAATCCTGATTTCTACTTTGAAGTGTGATATGGTAACACAAACTGATCAGTTCCTGCAAAGAGATGCACACTTGCCTAAGCCTAAGTACAACTATGGGGATAGAGTTTTTGCTCGACTAAACAAAGTCCCCGTAGTTGGAATGGTTATAAGGCAAGTTGAAGATACTGTACTTGTACATTCTGATCTACCTCTTAGAGTAGAAGAACAAATTAGATATATTGTGTCAGTACCAATGAAAGGAATGACCCGATTATTGGATATGAGTGGGACTTGCCATTGTGGTCGTACTTTAGATCCAAATGGTGATTGTGATACTAGTCATTCATTAACTGAAGAGCAATATCAAAAAATGCTCAAACGTAGGAAAAAGAAATGACCTGGGATTTATTTTTTGGATTTTTAATTGGATATATTGTAGGAGTACTATATATGTGTTATCGCTCTAATGAAGATTCTAGGAGATATATAGAATGAACAATTTAATCAAAGAACTTGAGCCCCAATGTTGGGAACACAATGAATTTGGACTTAATTTCAATTACGAAAAGTTTGCCAAGTTGATTATACAAGAAGCTGGGGAAGCATTCTGGAGTGAGGCGTGTAATGTCAGTGATTTGGCCTACGAAGAATACTATCGTAATAGAAAAAAGATTAAACAACATTTCGGAGTTGAATAATGTCAAGTACCGTACGCATAGCATGGGGTCCTAAATTCGACGAGAGTCAACAGTGGAATGAGGTATGTGCTTGGGCCGTTGAACGTTTTGGCCTGCCTGGGGATAGATTCCAAAGTCACGCCAATATCAATTATATGGACTTTGTTTTCAAAAACAACAAAGATGCATTAATGATGGCCCTGATGTTCAATGCTCCCATTGTGCCCGACGATGATCTCACCGTAGAACACGTTGGGCGTCTGTTCAATGCTTAAGAAACGTGCTATGGCTAACGCAAAATGGGTATCCGAATTAGCAGAACAATGGATCAATGAAATCAACGTGAAACGCCTTGAAACTGGTTACGCTGACAATCAACCTAAATGGCCCTATTGGGTCCGACCATACAACTATGGTATCGGGGAGTGGCAGGATATGAATCAGTGGATGTTCAACACAATGGGTGATAATAATTGGCTTACAGAAAATGCTCGTTGGGTGGGCAGTAATTCAAAGTACTGGTTCCGTGATGAACGTGATCGCACTATGTTTATTTTGAAGTGGTCATGATGAAAACTCCATTTTATAAATTAAATGATCTTCCAAGGCTGGAAAGGCAATTAGCACCATTTGTTTATAAAATGATGGAATTACCAGCAGAGGATCGAAGAGCAGAATCACATAAAATATTGGATAAATTTAATATATCAGTTGATAATGACATGGAATGGTGCATTTGGAAAACTGATAAAGATTATACAATGTTTGTTTTGAAGTGGTTATGAGTAATATAGAAGATCAAATCTTAACTAAGATTGCTAAACGAATGCAAAAAGATATTGATGAGCAGGTTATGTCAAAGTGGATGAATAAACCAAGTATTAAAATACACGACCAAAGTACGGTCGATGGTGAGACTTGGTATACCATCGGATGCTATGATGATACATCAAAATGGTTGCGATCACAGAATCGAGAATTGTGGCACGAACACGTCGAACACATATGGGCTGGATATCATAACACATTTGACATACACGAAAAACTTTATACTATGATAGCATTGAAATGGTCGTAAAAAATCCTACATTAATCATTGATTACGGTCTCCGAAGAGTCCGACTGACTCATAGCACTCCAGCGGCTCATGCGCTCACACCCGACCGTGAGTTGTGGGATCAAAGCCAATGGTGTTCGGAAACTTTCAAATCTGAACATTGTGTCTATCACGACGGTAGGTGGTATTTTAAACGACCGCGGGACAAGACTATGTTTATTTTAAAGTGGAGTTCATAATGGCAACAACAATACCCGGCTTTCCTAATATTAGTACAAGCGTGTTCAATGGAACAACATTTGAACCAGAACTTTCGCCAATGAGTAAGGGCAAGGCTAAAAGTTGGCTTGGAGAATTTCATTGGGTATCCCTGCCTGTTACTGATAAAAACAAGTACGACGATACCACGACTCCTGCGCTAGCATGGTGTCAAGAACACTTTGGCAAGAGTGGAGCACGTTGGTTTGAGAAAGATAAAAAATTCTATTTCAAAGATGAACGAGATGTTACTATGTTTATATTAAGATTTTCGTAAATATAGTCAATGAGAAAACATGAAAATGAAACTATAGAATCATGGGCGGCTAGAGTAGAGATGTTTGAAAAAGGCCGTGCTATGCAACGCATTGCCAAGGGTGACAATGTAGGAGAAGTTATGGAAGAAATGAGCCGACGAATCAAAGATAAGATCTTACACCCTATTTTAGATACAATTCATAATTCCATAACTTATACACATAATATAGAAAACAGCAGAAATGAATATAATAAAAAAATGAAAAATGTAGGAAAAGCAGCCGATCATGTTGACGCAGATACTTAATTCATTTATAATAAATAAATGCGTAGATGACCTAATGGCATTTACGTAGGGCATAGAGCCCAAATGATTCTTACTTATAAAGGAGAAAATTATGAATCAAATAGTACGTTTCGACACCAACGCTCTAAACAGAGCACTTCTAGGTTTTGATACAATGTTTAACGATTTTGAAAGTCGTTTTGCAAATCAACTCAAAGACAACTACCCCCCTTACAATATCGTTAAACACAATGACGACTCTTACGAGTTAGAAATTGCTGTAACAGGATTTGCTAAGGATGAAGTTACAGTTGAGATCGATCAAAATCAATTGATTGTTAAGGGTGTTCGCAATAAGAACAATGATATAACTTCGGAATTTCTACATCGTGGATTAGCATTCCGAGACTTTACTCGTTCATGGACACTTGCTGAACATATGGAAGTAGGTGAAGGGATCATCAAGAATGGTGTGCTTACAATTGAATTAAAGCGTATTGTTCCTGATGCGTTAAAACCTCGAGTCCTTAAACTTAAGGGCGAATAAAACCCGGGGGCTCAGGCCCCCTCTTATTAAATAATATTATGAGCACCGATACCCCTGTGATTGAAAAGAAAAAAGTAACATCCCGTTTGGTTAAAGAACCTGGGAAATTTAAAGTTATTGTTTGCAATGATGATGTTACTCCTATGGAGTTTGTTATTGCCATGTTGGTTAGTGTGTTTAGACATGATGAAAAAAATGCAATGAAATTAACATTAGAGGTACATCATAAAGGAAGTGCTGTAGTAGGTGTATATAGTTATGAAATTGCAGAACAAAAAGCAGTTGACGGAGTCAATTTAGCAAGGGCACATGGATATCCTTTGATAATTAAGATAGAAGAAGAATAAGAGATTACAATGAGTTTAAAAGAACTAACCGCTGATAGACATCAACAAGCGGAAGATACCCTTTTTATGAAGGCAGTTTTTGCAAAAACTCTGCCCTTTGATTTGTGGGTAGATTTTACTTATCAAAAACAACTTTGGTACAAAGAAATTGAACATGCTGCTCGAGAAGCAGGGCTATTAAATGCAATGCCGCCGGGCTTTGAACGTGCAGGATTAATCATGGATGACTACGAAGCCATGGATAAACCTGTAGGAAGTTTTAATACCTATAAAGAACAGACCAAAGAGTATGTTAGTTATATACGAACATTAGGTGATCCTACTCGTATTATGGCACATCTTTATACTTGGCACATGGGTGACCTACATGGTGGTCAAATGATTAAGAAGATTGTGGAAGCCCCACACTCACATTTAGAGTTTGAAGATCGTGCCGAGTTAATTAAAACTGTACGTACTATGCTGTCAGACGATATGGCCGTTGAAGCCAACATAGCCTTTGAATGGGCAATTAAAATAATGGAATCATATGACAGCAGTTTGGGACAAAATTGAAGAATTAGCCAAGAAGTTTGAAGATCGATTCAATGCTACCGGCGAACCAATAACTGGTAATTTAGATTACGAGTGGCATAATCAACTTTGGTCAAGCCCTAGATATCGTAGAGCACACGTAGAAATCGTGGACAATAGAGAAAGTCACAATATATACATTTTACATTGTACAGTATTTCCACATTTCAACGATCCTAGTCCTATTTTTGGGTTTGATGCTGTATGCGGTCCAAACAAAATTACAGGTGCATTCTGTGATTATAGTTCAGCAGGCGATAGCACACATCCTATGATGCGTTGGTTTGCTAACGAAGGACTATATTATAATTGGGAAAAAAATAGAAACCTGCCTGAGTGGGCAAGTAGTATATTCAGCCCTGCAATGGTTGCCGCAGGTAATGTAAGAATAGGCGAAGAATTAGACAATTTATGTGAATTAGCACTACGTACATTGGATTATTATCTAAAAAACGTGGGAAATACGCAGCAAGATCTAGCAGATTATCACATGGCACAGAATCGTTATTGTCACTATCAAAAGCAGAATCCACACGTTATACGCAGTATGGTTAGTATGGGTGTAGAAGAATCTAAAATGAAACGTTTTGTCAGCGAAGTCCTGTTTCCAGAAGTAGTATAAATATACTATTATGCGAGCAAGAGAATTCTTACCACTGTTAGTTGAAGGTGTTGGCCTGGCTCGACGAAAGCCCGGCGAGGTTTTTAAAAATCAACAAGGTGAAACTCTAGTATTTCAAGGCCTGGAATTTTTCCCCAACGTTGGAAAATACCCCACACCCGCTGATATGGATACTGCAAAAACACAGGCAACTAACGGAAAAAACATTACCTGGGTCAATGCACCCGGAAATAATTTATTAGCATTCGGTCTTGCATCATTTAAAGATAATAAAAATGCCGATGTTGTATTAGGAAAATATTTTAAAGATATTAAGGCTAATAGAAACGATAACGATTTTCCACACTCTGCTATACCCGGTGGATACAAATATAATACCAAAGAAGGTATTAAAGAAAATGCTGGATATAAACCTAGCGAAGTTTTAACAAATTTTGATGGACAAACTCCACAATCAATAGTTGATCAAATAGTATCTAAATTTGGTCAGGGAAGTGACGAAGCAGTAGCAGCACAAACGTTTTTGGCCGCTAGTAATTTTCCAGTAAAAGTACCTAAAGGTGCTATGAATTTTGAAGCATTCAAAATTTATTTTTGTGAAATGTTACAACCTATTGCATTAGTTAAAGGAATGAAACTTTCAGGGAATGCACAGGATGCTGTTAATATGTTTTTCGGACCAGGTGCCTCATTAACCAACTGTTCAATTAAGTTCAATGATAATCAAGGTGGGGCATTGAGTGATAGTGTATTAGTTACACCCGACGGTAAAGAATTAAAAATCTCCACTAAAGATGCTGTCGGCGGCGGTGCTAAAGCCAGTGCTCAGAATTTTCTTAGAATTATAGATGAATTAGAACAAACTGATAAAGGTCGATTAATAATTAAAAAACATCAAAATGTAATGCAAATTATTAATGCTTTCAAAGGCAATGAAAAGAAAAACAAACCCGGAGAATTTGATGGTAAGACACATTTTTCGGCTCCTTTAGATATAGCGGTCCAAACTAAATTGATTACCCCAGAAGAAAAAGAGCAGGTAATGAACTTAAAAAATATGAATCTCGATCTTGGAGATACACCAATCGGGAAAAATATTATTAGTGCTAAACTTGAAGAATGGTATAATAATTATCTTAAAAATTGGAAAAAACCAGTAGTACCAATTCATACCATGATGCTAATCATAGCATTTAAAGTGACCAAGCATGTTAATGAAAATACTAATTTTAGCGCCAGTGCTTCGGATATATTAAACAATAGTGCATTGATACAAGTTTATAATGACGTTATTCCAAGTGATAAAGATTTTCTTATTCGTGGAATGCATGCCGTGTATCCATCACAGGCAGTTACAGGTGTGAAATTAACTACAGAAAAAGCCTATTGGACAACTGGGGCACAAGGCAACATGACTTTCCATATTCTGTATAATGGAGAATCTGGCGGAGTTAGTAGCAGTGACGCACCAGCACCAGAAACTAGTGCGCTGGCTCAAAAGTCTGTACCTGCTCCACAAGCAACACCGGCACAACAACCTGTAACACCGTTACCTGTACAGCAGGAGCCTGCACCAGTTCCAGCCAGCATACAAAATCAAACAAAACAAATTGGTGCTAAAATACCAATGGGTCAAGAACCTATTACACCACAAGGCGTATAATGAAAAAATTAATCACTATACTAATTGCCGCATTATTAACAACTGCGGCAATACCACAATCTACCTCCGTTGAAAGAAAAAAGAACGTTATTTGTGATGATACTAAAAAAATGTATAACGAATTAGTCAATGGAGAATATGCTGAAAGACCAGTGTGGGGTGGTGAAGGTGAAAACACTAAATTTGTTTTACTTGTTAATAAAACTACAGGCACATGGACACTTATAGAATTTCTTAAAGATACATCATGTGTATTAGGAGTCGGCGAAGGCTCTGTTATATTAGACCTTGAGAAGAAAAAACAAAGTCTGTAATATTAGTGTAATATTAAAAAAATATTACACCAATAAATATTGGTATGAAGACATACCGATCCATCTTCGTCAGTGACGTTCATCTCGGTACTAGGGATTGTCAGGCTGATAAGTTAAACAACTTCCTCAAACACAATTCCTGCGACACTTTATACCTTGTAGGAGATATAATAGATGCATGGAGAATTCAACAAAACAAATGGCGATGGAAACAGAGCCACACTAATGTGGTCCGTCGTGTTCTCGGCCATGCTAAACGTGGTACTCGTGTCATTTATATTGCAGGAAATCACGACGAATTCTTGCGTCCTATGATACCATACGGGTTCAGTTTTGGACTCGTTGAGATACATAATCAAATAGAACATATAGGCGCAGACGGCAAACACTATCTAGTAGTACATGGAGATATGTTTGACGGCATAACCAGACTAGCGCCCTGGATAAGTTTTTTAGGAGACAAGGCATATGATGTCATTTTATCGATCAATAGCAGATTCAATTGGGTACGCCATCGCTTTGGTTTTGGGTACTTTAGTCTTAGTCAATATCTCAAAACAAGAGTAAAAAAGGCAGTGGATTTTATATTCCACTTTGAAAAGAATCTAGCCGCATACTGTAAGAAACGCGGTTTCGACGGAGTAATATGTGGTCACATCCATCATGCTGAGATCAAAGACATAGACGGTATTAAATATATGAACGATGGCGACTGGGTTGAAAGTTGTACAGCACTTGTAGAACATCATGACGGACGTTGGGAAATAATAACCTGGACCAAAGAGCAAGACCATGTGGATGTTAATAATAATAGCAATGAACATAAACAATCCAAACGATCAACCGGGAAGGGTAACGATAGAATTTCCTACCCTCCAGGAATGCGAGCGAGCATTAGCATCAATGAAGTATGAATTAAAGTTTAAAAGTTTTAAGGTAGAAGGCCAATGCAAGAAGCAATGATATTCAGTGATAAAATCACTATTGTGATTCCTTGCAAGAATGAGGAAAACTATATTCCGTATCTATTGACACACTTACGCAATCAAATGATAGGCAGTACTAGAATTATTATTGCAGATTGTTCTACAGATAATACCCGTGAAGTTATTCAATTGATGAAGGGTAACTTAAATGTTGAAGTTATTGAAGGCGGGCCTGTAAGTATTGCTAAGAATAATGGAGCACGATTAGCCACTACTCCATACATCTTATTCATTGATGCCGATGTTCGTTTTTTTAATGATACTGTTATTCGTGATGCAGTTCGTGAGATTGAATCCAAGAACTTAGATTTAATAGGACTAAACATCAAGTGTTATGACAATGACAAAAGAGCAATGCTTGGGTTTATGATTTTTAATGGCATCAATCATATATTAAAATTTGTTTCTCCTTTTGCAGTTGGAGCATTTATGCTAAC